TCTTGAGAGACTTCATAAATAATTGCTGGATCCAGAATGGACTGCATTATTTAAAGGATACAACAACATTGACGTCATGATGACGCACTGCTTTAGTTGCTGACCTACTTAATTCATGTCGTTTTCTGCGAGTGCCATTTTCATCCGTTTTTGGTTGAATACTAGTTGAACATGCTTCCATATCTTGATGAACTGCATCATAATGCTCTTCAAGGTACTTTAGAACTTCATCTTGAATGACCCATTCAAAGAAATTGAGTTGTCCAACAGTTGTGTCCAAACCCATGAATTGGATTCGTTTCCAACGGCAGAATGGGTCAAACATCTTTTTACTATACGCCTTCAAGTGAGACTTATATGCAAGATAGACAATCACGTGACGTTTGTCTGAGGTAAGATACGATACGTTATGCTTCTTTGCATAATTGGTCACTAACCAATCCAAAAGTCGTAAACTAATGTTAGAATTACCTGAAAGAATTGTTTCAATCTTTTTAAAGTTTTCTTCGTTTGAATAGAATCCTTCAAGACGATGAAGAACCCAATGATCACGATTTTGTATGACCTCCATTTTATATATTTAGTGCGGTATTCTCGCTTAAAGTAGGTCGGTAGAATAAAGACAAATGGCTGCAGTTGACGCTCCTACACTTATGATGACTTTTGACATTCCAACAAATGAAATCGTTTATTCTGAAAGACAAGAAGAACATGAAGAACCCGGTGTTGGATCAGCTATTTGCACGTGGGAGTCAGTTAATAGAATTCGGGAAAAAGGTGGTATTATGGAAGCAACTACACCAGGTCTTTTTATGCTTCCTGAAGGAGTCAAAGAATACTCTACTTTTTTAGAGATGCTTCGTGATCAACCTCAACAACCAGATCCAGTGTTCAAAGAGGGAGAGGTAGAATGGACTCTTGAAGACAAAGGATTTCCACTAGATCGTCAAGATGAGATTGATGCAGAATTCAAGAAGATGTATGATGAAATGTTTAATCGGATAAACGAGTTTGGAACAATGAGTCCAGGTGACTTTGAAATGAGACTGGTTCAGCGTCAAAATGAACTTTCGGAAGGTAAGATAGAGAACCTTAATGGAGGAGGCACTAATGTCCTTCTTGCAAGAAGACCGTCCATATACGAGACTCAACGCCCGACTACGCCGATTCATACTCCTGTGTCAATCTCTAGCACCGGATCTTTCGCGCAATCTCTTGAAGAGGGAAGTAATGAAAACAATGGATGCTCTAATGTCGAGGGATCTAGGTCGTCTGTGGATGAGAGACCGAGCATGTGAACGAACTGTTCGTCTTTACGGTAAAAATGATCAACGAACAGACGCTTGGTTAACAACTCGTGGAAAGATGATTACTGCTTCTGAAGTTTCAAAAGTATGGCAAACACCTGCATCACGACTTGAATTGCTTGAGAAGAAACTAGACCCACCAATACGAACTGAAGGTCAGAATCCTATTGCTGCGTTGATTTGGGGAACTCGTTTTGAACCTGTTGCAAAGAAACTGTATGAAGAAACTACTAATTGTGAAATTATTGATGTAGGTTGTTGCACGCATCCAATTCATGATTTTCTTGGAGCGTCACCTGATGGAATCATTATTCCCAAAACTGAAGATGATCCATTTCGATATGGTCGATTAGTTGAGTTCAAGTGTCCTATGTCACGTGTTCTCAAAGATGAAATCCCATCTTATTACATACATCAAATGCAGATGCAAATGGAATGTACGGGGATTGATGAATGTGAATATGTAGAGTTCCGATTCAAGCAAGTCAATTTTACTGAGTGGGATGCAATCACAGATACAAAAGGAGTCTTTGCAGTAGATGAAAATGGTAAAGTAGATTATAAACCTGATACAGTTGATCTCTGTGAATGGCAAGCGTCATTGAAAGATGGAAATCAATACATTTATTGGGTTCTTGTGAATATCAAGAAGAACCTAGTTCCTAAAGACACAAAATGGTTACCTGATCACTTTCCACAATTAAAAGAATTCTGGGATGATGTTATTCGTCATCGCACTGAAGGAACTCGTCCAGCACCTTTACCTCCAAAGACGTTGACAATTGACATATGATCGGATCCATCTCCACATACGACTTGGAGGAGGTGAAAATCGCTTATTCCATTCATCAATTGTAAATTGATTTCCCATACTTGAGTTGCAACGAGCACAAATTGGAATTAAATTATTAACGTCTGTCTTTCCACCTTTACTCTCAGGTATGTTATGTCCACATTGAAAGTCAAATGCGTTCATGGTATTCGTACACCACGAGACCTTGCACTTGGTTTGGAACTTAGGTCCCACATGAACCAACCACACTTGTTCACGAAGAGCTCTTGGAATTTTTGCTTTAGAAGACATTAGTTGTTCTCACTTTCTCTGCTTAAGCGTCTTTCGTCCGCGTGATTTGCGTGAGCGAGTCTTTCTCTTGCGACCTCGTCCAAGTGCAGCAAGTTCTGCTTCAACATCTGAGTCAATTGGACTTGAATTTCCAAGATTTTTACTTTTTAACTCAATATAGTCATCCATTAGTTTCTCATGTTGTTTTTGAAGTTCCTCAAAGTTTTTTAGACTGAGTGCAAGCTGTGCCTCACAGTCTGATTTTTTTCCGAAGATAGGCATTTATCTTTATTAGAGTTTTGATTTATACTGGTTGACTTGCCAAGGTGTTGAGATTCCAATTGCATCACCTACACTGTTGTTCTGAACAAAGTGATTGGTTTGTTGTTCATAGGATGAATCTTCCAACTTCATTGCACGTTGTTGTTGACTCGTGTCTACGAACCTTGACTCAAAGTTTTCAACTTTAACTAGATTCAATGCAAAGGCTACTACAATAACTGCTATTAAAAACCAAATCCACTGCTTCATTGTTCATCTGCCCGAAAAAAACGAATTCACTATCCAATAAGGAACTAGAGGCACAATGGAAGAAAAAGCGCTTGAGACTCTTCGTATTATGCTAGGACGCCGTAAACTTGAGACGTCAACCGAGAGGGTTGAAACTGATAACAAGAAGATGGAGAAGGTTACATTGTATACAATTGGATCTATTCTAGTCTGCTTCAGTACAAAAGATAAGGTTCTTGCAGGTGATATTACAAATATTGTTACTTTTGCAGAGGAGAATGGACATACAACAGGAGTCATTATTGTTGCAATGTCACCTCCTTCAGAAAACGTTCTGCGACTTGTAAAGTCACACGCTAAGAATCGCGTTGTTCTCTTCCACATTTGGCAACTTCAGTTTGACGTAACAACTCATAGAATGGCAATGCCTCATCGTATCTTGACTGAAGATGAAAAGACAGCAATTCTTGAAAAGTATAAGATTGCATCTGCAGATCAGTTGCCTGCAATTGATTCGCAAGACACAATGGTCAAATGGGTTGGTGCAATTCCCGGAGATGTGATTGAGGTTACACGGCATTCTGATACAGCAGGTAGAAGTTTATATTACCGCCAATGTGTTGAAAATGTAAACGCAAGTGAATAATAATGAATACTCTTGAACAGACTTACGCAATTAAAAAGGCGTCGTATGAAGCTATGATTAGATCTAATAATCCCAATGTAAATGAACTCAAACGATTAAACAATGAACTTTCTTTTTTATTGACACAAATGCTTACTGAACTTGCTAAGGTCCGGCAAGATGCAGGACATATTGAACAGTACAGAAATGAACTAGTTAGAAAATTGGTTTCTGTTCAAAAAGACTATACAACTCTACTTAGTGAACGTCAGCAACTACATAGATTACGAGCGTTACGTGAACATGAAGAAATGAAGTTTAATGCTGTTTTTTTCTGGTATGGACTTGCGTTTGCAATTGTATCAGTTGTCTTCTTTTTCATTCTTCTTTGGAAAGGTTACAAGACTCCAACAATTCCTACAACAACAAGTAGTGCAACGACAATGCCTGCCTTCACGTAAAGATAGGTAGAATCCACTGGTTGAACTTGAGGAGATGTATTCAAACGTTTTGAAAGTTCATATTCGCTTTGTATTTGTGGACCTACCTTTTGAATTTGTTGTGATTGTTCATGTAACTTTACAAGTTCTGGATTGTCATCACTATAGGTTTGCAAAAATCCTTGAATATACTGTTTCTCTTCACCTAATCTTGTTTGTAAGTTAGTAATCTGTTGATTCAATCCATTCAGTGCTGCTTCATACGCAGTCTTATTTGCGATGTTACCTGTCACACGAAATGCAACATAATTATCATTGTAGATACTTAGGAGTCTAGTAAACTCTGGAGAGACAACACTCATTATCTTCTTGTTCCTAAAACAAAATGCCTACTTCTCCATTTGGTCAGGTAAATCCACCCGTGCGTCGTGCAATGGTTGGAGACGCTTCAGAACATACTCGTTTCATTAGAATGTCCGCTACACTTGCACCGTATCAGTCTATGAATCAAGGTGCATCCCCTAACTTACTTGGATGGAGAGATATGCAAGCGTCTCGTGATGCACGAGTGATGATGTCTATCTTGGGAACATACAAGTCTTTTATTCCGAATAGGTAAACAATGGAGTATTCTAAAATTAAATCTGAATATGCTGGATTTAGTGCAATTGCAGATGCTGGAAAGAAAATCAAGACAGTTTCAGATAGTCTTAAAGTTCCTCGTCCTCCAGTTCAACCGAATCCAATTCAAGTTGAACGCTCTAAGATTTTGAATCCTCCGAGTATGATTGTTATTCAAGTTGCTCTATTTACTATTTTACTTTCATTGATCGTCTTTATGGTTGTTCCACCTGCTTATGCAACTAATATTGTATTTTTAACCCTGTGTGTAGGTGTGTCAATTGGAATCTATCTAAGTAGTAGATAATGGGAGCCGCAGGATCTTCTCTATCATGTCCATCTGGATTTGTACCATCTCCAAGTGGTGGTGTAACATGTGTACTTCCATGTCCTGAAGGAAAGAACTATGAAATGACCTCAACTGGATCTGCACTTTTTTGTAAACATAAAGGCGATGAAAGAGTTAAAGTTCCAATAACTGCAGTGCCTATGTATATGGCTGGAGGTGAAGGTCAACCACCTGTGAGTGCGAATCCAGATGTTCTTCAAAACAAAATGGTGTATAAAGCAGAAGTAGCGCGATTCAATAATGCAATGGCAGTTGCAGATGCAAATATTGATAGAGAAACTAAAATTAACACTGCATTCAATGCGCTTCAAGCAGCAGAAAATGCCAGAGATACTGCTCCAGATGCCTATCAACAAGCGCGAATTGCCTATTATACTCTTATCAAAGGTGATACATGGATTAACGATGAAAAGACTAGAATAGGAAAGGTAGAATCACAACCAGTTATTCAAAATTATCTTTCAAACTATTCAGATCTTTATCAGCAAATTAACACACATAAATCAACCATTGAAACAGTGAATGGAATCAAAGACAAAGTTTTAACTGTAAAAGATGATTTGCAATATTCAGTGTCTGCATTTCAACGTCAAATAGATGCAATTCGAAATCAAATGAATATCAATAAAAAGAAACAAATTGAAACTGCTCAACAAACAAGTTCATGGGTTGATTCACTTTTGAATTGGTTAATGATATTCTTAACATTTCTCGCAATCTTCTTTTCAGTTCGATATTTCATAACTAAATCAACAAATAAAACTACATCACAACTATCTAATCCAACAAATGACTTCTTCAAAAACTTTGCGTTAGTTGTTCCTCGTGCTCCTCCTGCTAGAGTGTAATGGAGGTCTCAGATCCACGCACAGTTGCCGATTTTCAAAAAACAACCTTTTGTGGACACCCCCGGTCTCATGTTGTGAAGGTTCTCCTTCAAAACGTGCAACTCGGTCATGCAGATTACGCATGTTATTGGACACTTGAACTACTTTGTTCAGGATTAGTCCATAGTTTATGGGATACTCTCTTTGATGCTGCTGCAGTTCATATCAACCGAGCAAATCCTAATGTATTTGTTTATTTAGCGTCAGCATATGAACGATATGCTCCAATTGAACAGGTCTTTACAGTTGGAACAATGACATCCATTCGTAATAATCCAGATGTACGTCAAATTGTCTGTGAAGTTGCAGCAACTCTTTCAATGTGTCGCAAAAACAAACTTCCTTCACTTCCAACCATTAAACCAATTCACGATTTTGATCCACAAACTATCCAAGAACACTTGAAAGCACCTTCAAGATTATTTGGTCAAATCACTCTTCGTCCTGCAGATCCTTTACCAGTTGCAGTTCCTATCAATGAATTTGCGTATTGTTTGAGATCAGATGTTCGTGATGTAACACGTGGATTGTACTGGATGTCATGGATCTTTGCATATTGTCGTGAACACAAGAAGCAAACCAAACAACCCCTGATTTTTGCAAACCGATTTGATGAGTTTGTATCTGAATCTCATGGCGCTCATCCAGTCTGGATCTTTTGGGATGTGGTCCGTAAACAAACTCAGGCACAAGCGCGTCCAGTGATTGATATTTTGTATAAGATGTATTGCTTACGATGGAATCCGTCAGAAGCAAAATCTAAACAACACTTATTGTTGGCAGCAATCTTGATTGTTTGTGAAGGAACAACGTTTGATGCTACACCAGTTTCAGGAACTACTTTACAAGTGTCTACTGTATTGCAAGGAATGTCAGGGTGGATTGATGCAATTGTTCGTATGCAACGAAGTTTCACATAAAACGGAATCATCAAGTTCTAAACTGTTGGATATATGTTAAGAATGCTCTATATCCCAGAAATATCCGCCTCAAAAGTAGCAGGACTCATTGGTCTCAATGCATATCAAGCGCCTCATGAAATTATGTATGATTTGCTCACTAAACATGCTCCAGCAAATGCACAGATGAAACATATTGAAGAAAACGAGTCACGGATCTCTATGAACAAACTTAAGAACATTATATTAGCAACACCTGCAATCAAATCAATTGTTTATCAAGGTGTTCAGACTTGTGAAGGAAAAACAGACATCACAGAGACGTTGAATGATATTGAATCAAAGGCACGAGTTGTCATTGATCTTCGTCATTCAGATATTGCTCCTGATGTTAGATCTATCTTAGTAAGTGAAGTACGAGGAGCAGTTCAAAAGAATAGAGGACTGCAAAATGAAGATGCAATCCTGAATGCATATGAGGTTGAACAAAAAGTAGAAGTGAAAGAGAGAAATACAAAGACCTTTCGCAAAGTATACAGTTCCTACAAACTTGTAGGACGAACAGACGGATATGTCAAAGAACACAATCGTATTGTGGACTCAAAAGCGAGAACAAAATGGCGTAATGAAGTTCCAATTTATGATGAAATTCAACTACGTGTCTACATGGAGTTGTCTGGAGCAAAAGAGTCTGAATTGGTTGAGTCATTCCCAGATGGACGTACTCGTACTACAAAGTTCTTGAATGACACAGATAAATGGTCATCTATTAACAGTGCTCTACTCCAAGCAACAACAAAGATTAATACTGCCATTGAGGATCCACTAGTTCTACGTGAAATCGTTTTCGCAAACACGGTTAAAGTTTAAGTATGAGGATTGCCATCAAAGATAAAGTCCCAGAAAAGTATGAATCTCAAAAAGGAAAAACCTATGAGACACGATTTATCTACACTGGATTAGGACGATACAATGAACATATACAATGTATGGAATGGATTGAAGTGGATCCAGATGGAGGTCATTCTTTTTCAATTAAATCCTATACACTTGAAGTTCTTTCACGCGCCTATCATGTAGAGCATGCACGAGTGACCATGTATTCTGAGTCGCCTCGTGTATGGAAGGAAGAGATAGGTGATGATTGTTTCTTTTTTTATGAGATTGTGCATGAAGGTCCGCAACCTAACTTTTGAGCTTGAACTGCAACGACTTCCTTGACCTCGGCAACGGAGATAACACCATCACCATCTTTGTCAAGTGTTCCAAGTGGAGACTTCTTGAGTTCTTCTAAGAGTTCCTTGACTGCTGCCTTGACGACATCCTTTACGATCTTTTCAACTTCTGCCTTCATGGCATCAGGAATTGGAACAACATTGTTGATTGTTTCAACAATTGTATTTTCAATCTTCACCTGCTCGGGACTTACCTCTTCGGTTTTTACTTCTGGAATAGAGTCTGACATTGCGGTTTGTTCTATACTTAGAAAAGGTCTTGAATATGTAAATGGACGTCTGGAATTTCCTATCCGTCGGAGTCTCTACTCTAATTCTATTGGTTCTCATTCACCTAGCAGTCTTTTATGTTGTCAAGACACTCTACCCTCCTCGTGTAGTAGTTCAACAATCTCAAGTTCAATTTCAACAAGAACCTGTCATTATTCCACCACCAGTTGCTCCTGAGATTCCACTAGTGACTACTAAACTTCCACCTCCTGTGGATACACGAGATCCAGGTCCTGCACGTCCAGTAGCACCGACTTTCAGTGAAGCGCCTAAAGAGAATGAAGTGAAACAGTCGGTCAATGTTCCAACGTATGAAAGTCTCTTATCGTCTGTCGCCGCTAGTAAAGAAGGGCAACCCAATCTCGGACCCATGTCAGGTCCCACAAATTAGTGGAACTCCTGGATGGATTTTTCTCACTCATGACCAAGATGGAATTGCCCATGCATCCTTCATGGATTCAAAAGGAGAAAAACCAGAAAAACTTGCTTTGGTCATGGATGAGCGAGTCTGTTGTGATACCATTTTTAGAGCAGTTCGTTTGGCACCCAAACAGTATGTGGTATACGATCTCTTGGTCTTGAATGGTGTTCGTGTTCATGATGTTCTGAATTTTTCACAACGTCAACAACGGATCGCCGAAGTACTTGAACTCTTTCATCATCCTGATTTGGTTTCATTGACGACTATTGAAGATGCCCCTATTGGTTGTCATGTTCGTGGATATGAACAATACGATGATGTTCCTGGAAGCATCGGGGTCTTTGTAGAACATCTTCCCACCACAAAGTAAATGTCTTGCATGATGAAAGGAGGACGTTCTCGTAAAATGCGTGGAGGCAACGGATATGGAGTGGGTCAACCAATTTCAGTCGGTGCACTCGAATATGTTCCTAATATGACTTCAGTCCCTGATGGTGCTGCCTACAAACCCACAGGAGGTCGTCGTAGTAAGTCTCGCAAGGGAAAGAAGAGTCGTTCTCGCAGGCGCAATACTCGCAAGACCCTTAGAATGAGAGGAGGTGGTTCAGTTGCAAATGTAGGATATGGATTTGCAGGAGAAGGAGCACGAGGACTTGCTAACCATAGCGCTTATGCATCCAATCTACCACCAGGAGGTGACTTTGCAATCCCTACTGGAACTCGTTAAGTTTTCTTTGAACAGCATCTGCGTATACATAAGGCATATAAGTAGTATCATTGGTCACAATAAATGGTCCTCCAGTAATTTGACATATAAAAAACATTTGTTGAACTTGAAAACGAAGATCTGTGTATTCACAATAGTTTTTCCAAACCTGATAGGTCTTAAGTACAGTTGTAAAGATCACAATAGGATCTGCAAGTCCAACAAAGAGTAAAAAGAGTGTAATCAAGGGCATGAGAATCATGTCATTGAATAAAGTCACTGTATCTGCCCATGAATCTGGAGCACATACTTTGCGAAGTTGAATATATCGTTCTGCAACAACAAATGGATTACTTTGAAATGAAATCATCTGCAACAATCCTTACTCCGTGATCCGGAAACTTTACCTCCTCAAGTGTCCGAGAATCAATGAACATGATTTCAGTATCATGGTGTGGTTGAATCATATGTAGAATCAAGTCTAGGCGAATCGTATTGCCTACCACCATATACTTTTGTAGTGCTGAAGTTAGATCCACTTCAGTAGTCTTGTCTCCAATCCAAAGCCATGGAACATATGGCTTAATCTTGAAGGGGTTCACAGAATTGCGAACAATTTCCTCTCCTTCGTAGAAGAGATGACACTTTTTATTACCTTCTTCGTTGACCCACTCTTCAATAAAGATTGCGTCCTCTGGAACACGCTCATAGTCAATATCATCTGAATCGTACTCATCTGAAAGCATGTAGTGAGTAATTGTGCTCTTGTGGGGTGTTTCAAAGAACCATTGGACTAGCGAACAGAGTGTCTTATATACGCGAATTGAACAGAAGAGAATTGAATACATTTTGCTTTTTCTATACTTCATTAGAACTAGCTGGAACTAATTCCATTTTTTCGCCCGTAAATGTTTCCTTGGTAAATTGTCCGATCACAATTGAATCAAAGTCAGAACCCATTGCAATTGCAGTAGCAAGTGAAGTGATGATAAAGGGTGCTGCGACTAAAAACCATGACACGACACCCAAACCTATTCCACAGAAGATGTCTAATACAAGAACAGTTGCAAATCCAAGAATGAGTTTGATTGCAAACGTTGCCCACATTCCAAGAGAAGCATCTAATCCTAGTTGAACTACTAGAAAAATTGCATAGAGCAAAGCGGGAGGACATAAATCTTCAATAAAACGCATCTTCAGATATTACAACTAAACAAGAAAAAGATGGACGACGCTACTATGATTCAACAAATGACTGGATGTTCGGAAGAAGAAGCAAAAACTGCACTTCTTAATCATGAAACTGTGTTAGATGCAATTGAATCTTTGATTCCTGCGAATCCAGTGAATTCGGGTGCTAAATACATTCCACCTAAACCTACTGTTGATCATGGATTAGATGAAGAGCAGGCAGCAATTTGTGCACGTGGACGTTGGTTGCAAGATAAAGTTAACGCCGTATTCTCAGTCGCCCACTCGAAAATCCAAGAGACTTCCCCTCTGGTATCCGAGCAGCAGACATCTCCCGTAACGGTTGATCTGAATTCTGAGACTGTGCAAAAGGTTGAGATACCCGAATCTGAACGGGGTGCTCACGTGTAAAGACTTCTACCATATCAGCAATACGTTTTGCTTCTGTGAATAAGTTCATGGATTGAATATGACTTTTAGATTCCTCTGATTTAGTTGCATAAGCAGTTTCATCATCTAAGGATTTGATTGCTGTTATCCAATCAGAAACAACATCTCGTTCACATGAAATTCCTACTGGTTGAATCCATGCATGTAATCCTTCAGAACTACCATTTGGAGTCGCAGGATTAGCAGCAGGTTTCGCATAGATTACTGGAATTCCATTGTACATTGCTTCAATTCCAATTCTTCCAAAACTCTCATAGTAACTTGGCATCAATAGAATTCGAGTTTGTTTGAGAATCTCACGAATGTCATCATTGAAGGGAACCCATGTAATGTTATTATGTTTAGGACGTGGAATAGATAGTTTCTGATCTGCATGTCCACCATAATATGCTGAAACAGCAAGAAACTTTCGATCAGGCATTTCATCAGCAATTGAAATAAATTGAAGAACTCCTTTGTTATGATTTGCATTCACAAGTGTAATATGGTCTCCTTGAAATGGTTCTGTAATCGCAATCTTGTTTTCGTGAAGAATAGGTCTGACCATTGCTGTACTTACAATGTTAGGTGGCCAAGGAACTACAGATTGACGATAATTTGTCTCCATAATTGAGTTGACAAACATTAACATTTCTACCCATTTCACACTACGTCCTGGATTATTATGAACAATTGCTTTATAATTTCCATCAAAATGACAGGTTGCAATAATGGGTCTATGATATCCACGAGCGTTAATCTTACGAACTTCAGGTAAAGCAGGAGAATGTGGACATATCCAAACTTGACTTGAATCAAGCAAAGTACTATTGGCAGTATAATGCATAAATCTAAAACTACGATACATGCCTCCGTTCATACCTTGTTTGGGGACTTCAAGTGTTAGAAAGACAACATCATGTCCACGTTTTTGCAGTTCAATCCCAAGATCGATGTCATGTAAAAATGCACCACATAGATCTGGCATACGACCTGCGAAAAAGAGAATTTTCATTATTATGAGTCATTAGTTCGTTTCGTCTGAACTAAGCGTGTTGCATCACCGCCTCGCGTCCAGTCATAAATCCAATTATTAGGATTTGAATACTCAGATTGCTTGATATCAATCAAGGGTTGATAAAAGTTAGGAATTGCTTGGTCCATGACTGTATTTGCTTCTTTGCGATTGCGAATCATTGCACTGTGAATCAAGTTAGATTCATCATTGACTGCTGATGGATCTCCACCTCCTAGATCAGGAGTAGTAGCAAAGGGGCGCGCCCAGAGTTCGTGTTTTCCTTTTTGTCTCCATGCACCTGGAATACCCCACTTCAACTCTGTATTTGCATCTACAGCACAACCACCACCAGGTTGACCAAATCCCCCCATTGCAATGAAACCAGGTTGATCTGCCATTGCCGAGGCAGGATTCAACGTGTCTGAGCACGCTGCTCCCATACCTGTAGTTTGACGTGTCAATGTATCCGTATTGCCTACTTGTTTAGCAGCAACATCATACTCGTCTGAACGGATTCGTGTGGGTGCGTTAAACCAGTCTATTGAATTCGTTGAGAACATCTCTTACCTTGACACACAGAAAAAACGGACTTGGATTACTTTAAGGAACTAATTGTAACTGTATTAGAATGATTCTACAACCCGTTGATTGGTATGAACATGACGTAGATGGAAACTATGTAATTGAAGTCTTTGGTCGTCTTGAAGACAAGTCGGTTGCCTGTGTTCGCTTGACTGGATTCAAACCTTACTTGTATGCTCATGAGAAACCCAATGTAGACGTAATCTACGAGATATCAAACAAGAAGTGGGTTCAGAAATTTGGACCGAATAAAGGAGAACAAGAGTATGCATTCAAACTTAGTTCTAAGATTCACGAACACACTGCTCCTACTATCGCTCGTGTTGAAAAATACGATACAATGGCAGGATTTGGTGGACTAAAGAAACTATCGGTTTGGAAGATTGAATGTGAATCTCTTGCTACATTTGCTGCATGTAAGAAATCTATCAAAGGTCTTCAATATGAGAGCAATCTGCCTCCCTTTCTCCGATTCTTTCATGAACGACATTTAGGTCCTGCTTCACCATTGAACTTGAAACATTGCTCTGAGATTGAAATACCCTGTACTGAAGACGGTGAACTATTGTATTATGTAGACTCATTCTACACATGTTCTTACAAGAATGTAGACGCGTGTGAAGCAAACATTCCACTCTTGGTTGCTTCGTATGATTTAGAGATGTGTCCTTCAGGTGACAGCAATCAGTTTCCAGTTTCATCTAAAGATCCAATCATTCAAATAGGTGTATCCTATCGCAGATCTACAGACATGATTACACCCACTGCAAGAACCGTCTTTGTCTTAGGTGAATGCACAGACTCTGGTGATGAAACCGTTGAGTTTGTCTCTTGCAAGACGGAACGAGAGATGCTTCTCATGTTTGCTGAAGAAATACGAGAACGTAATCCAGACATTCTGTGTGGATATAACATCTTTGGTTTTGATGATGCATACATTGAAGGACGAATTGATAAACTTGGTATTCGTGAAGAATTTGAAGTATCTCGTGTCAAGACGAATGAATCTAATTGGGGTGAAAAGAAGTTTGAAACGAAGAAGACTGAATTAGCAGCAGGTAAGTTTGACCTAAGATACTTGACACTCCGAGGTCGTCTAGGTGTTGATTTGCTCTTAAACATGCGTCGTGAACACAGTCTGGACAACTTCAAACTAGACAATGTAGCGTTTACATTTCTTCGTGATAAGGTCGTTAAGTATGGAGACAATCACATTACAACTAAGAGCACTCGCGGTCTTAGAAATGGCAACTATGTTCGGTTTGAATTAGTTGGTAATACAAACGATCCAGTCTACGATGGTGAGAAGTTTGAAGTCTATGATGTTGAAAAGGGTGGATTCAAAATCAAGTGTGATGATGTCTTATTCACAGACTTTACACCTGAAGAAATGAAGCATCTTGAATGGTCTTTCTCTAAAGATGACGTATCGCCGCAAGAAATGTTTGAACTTCACAGACGAGGTGGACCTGATGGACGTGCTCGTATTGCTCGCTACTGTATTCAGGATTGTGATCTAGTTGCTACATTGATGGGAAAACTAGATACACTTGTGAATGCACGTGGTATGTCAGATGTTTGCAAGGTTCCAATGCAATATGTATTGACACGAGGACAGGGAATAAAGATCTTCTCTGCAGTTGTCTACTATGCATCACAAAGAGACCAGATTATCAGAACTCAACATGCAATTGAAGGTGAAGGAATTGCCTATGAAGGTGCAATTGTGTTGCCACCAAAGATTGGTATGTATCTAGATCAACCTGTCTCTGTTCTAGATTTCAACTCTTTGTATCCGACCAATATGATTGCCTACAATTTGTCTCCAGATACCTTTGTTTCAGTAAGACACCTAGATACAGAAGGATTCACAACTGAACGAATGGGATTGACAAAGGAAGAAATACTCAACTATGAAGAGAATGGATATGTATTTGAAGAGATTGAATATGATCGAAGGGAAAATGATGAAGTAGTTGGAAAGACAGTCTGTACCTTTGTACAACCGAATGACAATCCAATGACACTTGGTATTCTTCCTAAGACACTGGACATCTTGCTCAAGAAGCGTAAGGAATTCAAACAAAAAATGGAGGATTTACAATATGATGAAGCTCAGCGATCTGTATTTAACGGCGCTCAGCTTGCATACAAGGTTGTCGCAAACTCCATTTATGGACAGGCAGGGGCAAGGACCTCTCCTATCCGCAATATGTTTGTTGCCGCATGTACGACGGCCGCTGGACGAAATGCTCTCTTTAACGCTAAAAGGATCGCCGAAAGTGAGTTTGGAGGAAATGTGGTCTACGGAGATACAGACTCCATCTTCATTAAGTTTCCAACGCAAGATGTGGCAGAATCCATTCGTATGGGCATTGCATGTGGAAACAGCATATCCAAGCAAATGCGAAGACCTTATAAAATTGCTTATGAGAAGACATTCTATCCGTTCATCCTCTTTTGTAGGAAGCGTTATGTGGGGATGAAATATGAAGAAGACCCGAACCCTGCAAAGGCAAAGCGTATGTCTATGGGGATTGTATTGAAACGACGTGATAACGCTCCTATTGTTAAAGACATCTTTGGAGGTGCTCTAGATATCCTTCTGTTGGAACGAGATATTCGTAAGGCACAGACATTTGTGATGGAAAAATTGAAGGATGTTTTGGAAAACAAGGTTCCACTTGAGAAGTTCATTGTGAGCAAGTCCTTGCGAGATGACTATGCGGCAATGAAAGAGGAATACAGTGGAAGTGCTACATTACCTGCACATCGTGTCCTTGCTGACCGAATGGAGGCACGAGATCCAGGTACAGCACCTAAAGTAGGAGATCGTCTTCAGTACCTCTATGTTGCTGAAAACAAACACAAGACAAAGCAAGGAGACCGTATTGAACATATTGACTATGTTCGTGCTAAAAAGATGAAACCAGATGTGAACTTCTATATCACAAATCAAATTCAAAATCCAGTCGCTCAGTTGTTTGCATTGTGTATTGAACAATTAGAAGGATACAAGTCTCCATCAAAGGAATCCTACAAAGTCATGTATCAACGATTCTTTGAAAAACTCAAAGATGAAGAAGAAGCAACTCTTGCAACCTTGAAGAAGAAGGAAGACCAATTGGATGGATTGATGTTCCTAGGTTCTCCTACTCTTAGCAAAATTGTTAAGGCGTCGGTTAGAGGACCTATGGATGCCTTCATCAAACGGTAATACATTTACGCATTTACTTCGTAATACATCAATGCCTGACGCTACAATTTTAGATGTTCTTGCAAACTTATTGGAAACAGAACAATCATTCATACGATCAATTCGTCTTTTTGATTCACCTCGCAATGAACTGATGCAGTCACATCAAAGGAATACAGCAGCAATCATAAACTTATTGCGAGCGTATATGATTTCACGAGGCACTGAAGCAACCTTTACAATTCCAATTCGTTTTCCTATACCAGTTGGACCCTCTTCATGGTCTGATCCTGTAGTTGTTCACCCAACAGCAGAACAGATTACAGCAGGGACTGAAACAGGTGTCTCATTTCATGATGAAAACTGTGCGATTTGTCAAGAAACTATTACAACTCAATGCACTCGTCTTAGGCATTGTGGGCATATATTTCATCCAAACTGTATTACAGAATGGTTCACACGAAGCGTATTTTGTCCAAACTGTCGTCATGATATTCGTGATACTAATCATGTTTCTACACCTCCTATAGTTAGAAGGGAGAGGAGGAGACCCACATCTTTTGATGAAGAATCGTGGACACTTCGGGCGAACATTCCGTCGGGCGGGTCGCCGTTGGAAGAGAGTCGGATTTCCCATACTGAAGATACTGAAGAATCCGACGAACATCATGTTTGAATTGTTTCGCAAGTTCTCCAACATTTTCATCAGGAAATAATGTTTGCAGGTCAGCAGGTTTAGGTGGAAAACATCTCACAAGTTCAACTCTTGCATTGTTCTTAACAATACGTGGAACTTCATTGCAAGTCATGATCACTGGAATACGACAGTCATCACTGGTCATCCATTCTGTGAGTTTTCGCTGTGCATGTGGATCTGATCCATCAATCTCGTCTAAAATCAAACACATGGTTTTTTGATCTCCTCGAATGAGGGATGAAATCGTCCGTGGATATTGACATGAACTAATCAAATTTGAAACATCTCCATGACTTCGCATAGACTGACTTGCGTTAATTTCAATAGGTTCCATTCCAACTGTTCGAACGGACGCTAATGCCATTGTCGTTTTTCCAATACCTGGGGGACCATACAAAAGAACTACAGAACGGTAGGGTTTTGTAGTAAGATAACTAGTCAGTCTTTGTTTAACATCCGTGTGTCCAACTACTTGGTTCAAAAATTCAGGACGACGAGTTTCGCTCCACATACTCCTTCTTCGTCTGTCCAGAGAAAATGCTTACTAGACTGAACACAATGGAGGCACCACGCCACGTATTAAGAAGTTTATTTAGAGATACTAGTTTTCCATTAGTCGATCATCATCTTGCTTCGTTCAATGCATTGTTGGATACTAGTATTCCTACATTCATCAAAGTTTCTAATCCGTACTTACTTGAATTATCTGACAAGCGTCAGATTCAAATCTATATTGGTGGAAAAGATGGATCCAAAATTTCATTTGAAGCACCGGTAGATGAACGTGGAGCACCGATTGTTCCTCATGCATGTCGTCTTGACAACATGAGTTATTCATTGACATTCCGAGCTACAATTGAAATTGAGTTTGTGTTTCCAGATTCACCTCCTGAGTCAAAGGTATTTGAGAACATAGTGATTGGTCAAATACCATTAATGCTTAGAAGTCGTAATTGCTATCTCACTGCAATGGATGGATATGAAGTAGGTGAATGCAAATATGAATTAGGAGGATATTTTGTGATTGATGGTAAGGAACGCGTTTTGCTAACACAGGAACTGCTTGGAAACAACATGATGTACGCAGGTGTTCGCAAGAAGAAGGCGGTGCAAGATACTGAAGGAACCGGTCTCACAACCGGTGCAGGATTTGAAGAACCAAATGAGTATTATGTAGGTATCAAGTCTATCTCCGAAGATGGAAGCAAAGGTCCTTCATCTCATTATCTCATTCTGCCTTCTCCAAATACATTTGTAGACACTCCTCCACATTACGGTCGTGATCGTCGCCTCTGTGTGATCCAACTTCCAGGGTTTGCACAACCGGTTCCATTATTTAGCGTCTTTGCAGCATTAGGGTTGACTTCTGACCGAGATCTTTATGAAACAATTCTTGCAGGTATTCCAGATAAAGATCGTCTTGCATATGACGATACATTTGCACAACTTGTTTTGAGTCATAAACGACATTTAGGTGACCGAACTAATTTGGAAATCTTGGAAATGAGCACTAAACGTAAACATAAATCTGAAGTGATTGAGAACATTTATGAATTGTTGTTTCCTCATATAGAAAAGTCTGAGGTTCCAGGTGTAGTATTTCGTCGCAAGGCATATTTGTTAGGACAGATGTTGCGAATGGCAATTGATGTATCCTTAGAACGAACTCCTCCTTCTGATCGTGATAATCTTGAATTCAAGAGATTCAATACATCAGGAGATCTGATGTTTCAAGAGTTCCGTCGTATCTACCGTGATGTAGCGAAGGAAATGTTGTTGAAATTAGACTCACGACTTCAATTTGAAAAGAAGTTATATGAAGGTAGGGCAATCATTGGACTTGTAGAACGTGAAACACTTGGAATGTATTGGAAATCGTACCGAATGATGAATGAGTTTGTGAAGTCATTCAAAGGACAATGGGGAGGTCGTGATGGTATTGCACAGGAGTTGTCTCGTCTTTCGTATGTTGGATATCTGTCTCAATTACGACGAACTGCTTTGCAAATTGAACCCTCTATGAACACTGCACCTCCTCGTAGATTGTATGCATCTCAATTTGGTCTTACATGTCCTACAGATTCACCCGATGGTTCAGGTATTGGACATATCAAATCATTAGCGATTCTTGCAAAAGTCTCTACCGCATTTCCATCCGAGATAGTTCGAACACTCTTGTTTGGTATACCATTGATGCGTAGAATTGAAGATGTACATCCATCTACTTGGATGCCATTTTGGACACGTGTCTATGTGAACTCAGACTTAGTTGGACTCTGTATTGGTAATACAGAGGAACTTCATGTAAAATTGATGACTGCGCGAAGAAAGGGAGAAATCCGTGCAGATGTTTCACTTGCATGGAATCGTCTTGCAAATGAATACTGGATTACATGTGATGCAGGAAGACCAATTAGACCAGTCTATCGTGAAGGTGTTACTCAAGATATGGTTCTATCTGCAAAGACTTGGAAGGATTTAACTAACTTGATGGACTTTGTTGACGCTCGTGAATCAGGTGTATCTCGGTTTTCATTAACTCCATTTGATCCTAAACTTCGCTCTGAAATTCATATGTCCTTTTGTATGTCTCCTATTGCAAACTTAGTTCCATTCTCGGATCATAATCCAGGTACTCGTAATGCATTTGCAATTGCACAACAAAAACAGGCGTGTTCATGGTATCATACAAATTATAACAAGCGATTTGATACGATTGCAAGTACAACTGTCAATCCTCAAAAACCATTGTCTCATACATGGATGTATCGTGAAATCATGGGTTCAGGTGGATGTATGCCGTATGGTGAGAATGTTCTTGTTGCGTTCACTACCTATGGAGGTCACAATCAAGAGGACTCTATGATTGTAAACAAAACCTCTTTAGAACGAGGTATGTTCCGAACGCATTACTTCCATTCCTACGATATTCGGGAATCTATTATTGATCCTTCTATTCCAACTCATACTCTCTTTGCAAATCCGGTAACAAATCCAAAGTATACAGAGTCTGTAAAACGCAAAGAAGATGTATCGTATGAATTGTTAGATGCTGATGGAATTATCAAACTTGGATCAGTTATAGATGATAAAACTGTATTAGTAGGAATTGTGTCTCCAATCACTGATTCAGATGGAACTGAAAAAGGATGGAGAGATGTCTCTGAACTTCCTAAACGTGGACAACATGGTCGCGTAGATGGAATTTATCGCTATTCTATGCCAGGTGGGTTTGAAGGAGAAGGTGAATCACGTAAACAGATTTTTATAGATTGTGTAAAAATTCGTATCGTTGAATCACGATCTCCAGTTCCAGGAGATAAGATGGCATCACGACATTCGCAAAAAGGTACAGTAGGTCAATTGATGGATGAACAAGATATGCCTTTTACATCACGAGGAGTTCGTCCTGATATTGTGTTTAATCCACATGGTCTTCCAACTCGTATGACAATTGGTCAACTTTTGGAAAGCACAAATGGAAAAATGGGATTAGATCTTGGAGTCTTTGTAGATGCAACTCCTTTTACAATGTCAAGAAGAGTTGCAGATCTAAAACAAGTAATGATTGATAGAGGATTTGAACCCTATGGTCATGAAATTCTCTACAATGGAATGACAGGTGAAACAATGGAATCAGATATTTTCATGGGACCTATTTATTACCAACGTTTGAAGCACATGGTAGAAGATAAAATCAATTATCGATCTACTGGACCTAGAACATTAATGACTCATCAACCTCTTCATGGGCGTGCAAAAGGTGGAGGTCTTGCAATTGGAGAGATGGAACGTGATGGTATGCTCTCACATGGAATGTCCAAATTTTTACATGAGAGTTTCATGGATCGATCTGATGCAACTGAAATTCAATACAACCGAGAAACTGGTCATCTTGATACAAGTCTAGACACACTTGCAATGCCGTATGCGATGAGTTTATTTGTGAAAGAATTGGAATCATGTCATATACAAGTCAAAGTTCTAACCGAATAAAAATCGGACAAAATGGATTTTGATTTTTCAAATGATTAGATAGTATACTGAAAAGAATGTCTACTACCTACTCTAACTGCTACGAAGTCGCAAGAATGCAACCTATGAACAACACTGAACAACGAAGAAAAGAATACGCAATGGCATTGATGGAATGTCGTATATCACCAGCATATTACGCATTGACACCCATTGGTGAAGTACCTGCTACCTGTGAACCTCTCATGACATGGGATTCACGTGGATGGACTACAATTACAAAACGTGTCAAAGTCAAGAAAGTTAAGACTATTTCAGAACTTGAAGATGAGTCTAAACTTGAGAACTGGGATGACGTGGAACATTACGGTCGCGCAACATACGTCAATACAGAGAAATCCTATGAACACAATGGTGCTCTCTTTGACATCGGTTCTCGTTTCTAATAACTTGAACCCACTTTTTACATGTATGTTAAATAATGCCTGCACCACCTCAAATTGTTGGAGTTCCTGGTTCAATGAATCCTTTAGAAGAACGTATGGCAGTTGCGTATTCAATGGGCGCTAGAACACCACAAGAAATGGCAACTCAGATGGTAAAAACAGAAATCTATACAATGGTTTTTTTAGTACTTATTCTTGCAATAATCTTTATCGTATTTTGGTTTTTAGGTAAAGAAGTGCCTATGAAATATGAACCCTTTACTGAACAACCTAGAGATGAATGCCCAGACCAGCACCCCTTTTTCTGATGTGTTTAAAGGTAAGGATGGAGGATATAGTAGTGAGCATGTTTGATCATATGTATGTAACAAAGCGTAATGGTGACCGAGTTCCTGTTTCATTTAATGAAGTATCAACTCGAATCCAACGACTTGCTGAAGGACTTCCACATGTGAACCCTGATTTGGTAGCGCAAAAGGTTTGTAATCAAATTCAAGACGGAATTAAAACGTCTGAATTAGATGAGTTTGCTGCAGAGACATGTGCTATGATGCAAGCGCGTCATCATCCTAATTATGGTAAGTTGGCAGCACGTATTATCATTGATAATCACCAAAAACTTACTCCTGAACTTCCAACGTTTGAGTCTTCCATGTATTCAAAAGAGTATAGCACACTCTTCAATCAACATTATGCCAAGATCATGAAGATGTTTGTTTGGGATCGTGATTTCATGTTTGACTATTTTGGTTTCAAGACCCTTCAAAAGGGATATATGCTTCCAGGTGAACGTCCTCAACATATGTGGATGCGAGTTGCAATTCAACTTCATGGAACTAATTTTGAAAAAGTTCAAGAGACTTATGATGCTTTGTCTCTTGGGTATTTCATTCATGCAACACCTACTCTGTTCAACTCTGGAACACCTCATCCTCAATTAAGTTCTTGCTTTTTGGTTCATATGCAAGATGACTCCATCAAGGGAATCTACGATACATTGGGTGAGTGTGCTCAGATTTCAAAATGGGCAGGTGGAATTGGATTATCTGTTCACAATATTCGTGCACGAGATTCAACCATTCATGGAACCAATGGAAAGTCTACTGGATTGACACCGATGCTCAAGGTGTTCAATGATACAGCAAAATACGTGAATCAAGGTGGAAAGCGTAATGGATCCTTTGCAATCTATTTGGAACCTTGGCATGCAGATATTGAAGAGTTTTTGCGTCTCAAGTTGAATACTGGTAATGATGAAGAACGTGCTCGTGATTTGTTCTATGGTCTTTGGATCTCTGACTTGTTTATGCAACGAGTTGAAAAGGATGAAATGTGGTCATTGATGACTCCAGATGAGTGTCCTGGTCTATCCGATTCATGGGGTGAAAAGTTTAATACATTGTATACAACCTATGAAAAGGACAATAAGTATGTGAAACAGATGCCTGCTAAGAAGTTGTGGCAGATGATCGTAGACGCTCAGATTCAGACAGGTACTCCTTACTTGCTTTATAAAGACGCATGTAATGCCAAGTCAAATCAAAAGCATTTGGGAACTATCAAGTCATCCAACTTGTGTACTGAAATCATTGAGTATACCTCTCCAGATGAAACGGCAGTTTGTAATTTGGGATCTCTTGCTCTTCCAAAGTTTGTGAAGAATGGTGTATTCAATTACAAAGAACTTCGCAAGTATACTGCGATTCTCACACGTAATTTGGACATTGTGATTGATAAGACGTATTATCCAACTGAAAAGTGTAAGCGTTCAAATATGAGACATCGTCCAATTGGTATTGGAATTCAAGGACTTGCAGATGTATTTGCAATGATGCGCATTCCTTGGACATCCCCTCAAGCAGAAAAGGTAAATCGCGAAATCTTTGAGAACATATACTTTGCTGCAGCAGAGACGAGTATGATTCTTGCAAATGGAGAAGAAGGTTGGAGAGTTGCAGTAGATACAGAAAATACATATGTTTCTTTTTCAGGTTCTCCAATGAGTGAAGGGAAGATGCAGTTTGATTTATGGCATGATCAACCTAGAGAAACATCTTATTTAGATTGGGGAACGTTACGAATTCAATGCAAAGGTGGAATGCGAAACTCATTGTTAGTTGCTCCAATGCCTACTGCTTCTACCTCTCAGATTTTAGGTAACAACGAGTGTTTTGAACCTTTCACATCTAACTTGTATTCTCGTCGTGTATTGTCTGGTGAGTTCATGGTTGTCAACAAGTACTTGGTTGAAGATTTGGTTGCCTTAGGGTTATGGACTTCAGATGTCCGAACTCAGATCATTGCAAATAATGGTTCCATTCAAGGTATGAAGGAATTGCCTGAAGATCTTCGTGAACTGTATAAGACCGTTTGGGAGATACCAATGAAGACTTTGATTAACCTTGCTAGAGACCGCGCTCCATTTATTTGCCAGTCTCAATCTTTGAATTTGTTCCTCGCCGAACCCACTCCATCCAAAGTATCGTCTATGCACTTCTATGCATGGAAGACAGGATTGAAGACAGGATGTTATTATTTGCGAACAAAAGCTGCTGCCAAGGCTCAACAATTTACTGTTGAACCACCTTCCTGCGTTTCTTGCTCGGCTTAAGAAATTGTGTTGGTGTTAGAACAAACAAATGTCTACTCCAATTCCAGTAGTTTCAAGTAGTGGTAATGTTGCCACAGGAGTCCCCCTCAAGGGTGGTGCCATTGCACTCATGCCTGCACCTGTCGGTGGTCGTCGCCGTGGTTCCAAGAAGATGACCAAGAAGATGAAGAAGATGCTCAAGGCGCTCAAGATGATGAAGGGTGGTGAAGTTGGTGATGCTGTTGACACTGCAAACCTCAAAGAATCAGGATTAGGTGATATTCAAACTGAAACAGAAGAAGGTGGAAGACGCCGCAGAAGAAGTCGCAAGGGTGGCAAGTCACGCAGACGCAGCTCAAAGCGTAGCTCATCAAAGGGTTTCTTCGCTTAAAGACTCTCACCAATTTCACTTACTAACGTGAATAACTCATCTGAAAACCCATAATGACATCCATTTGGTTCAGCCATCGGAGGTGCTTTACGAGACGACGTATTACGCTTATGAATTAAACTTACAATCACATCCTGAGGAGAAAACTCCCGGCACATCTGTTCGCGACCGCGAATGAATGCACCACCTTCAGCAATTTGCTGATCAGGAAATCCACGCTCTTTCCAAAAGTCCCTAGTGAAACATAACGTAGCTTCTGAAACACGTTCGCACATAGGTAGTTTGATTGGAGGTACATTCATGAACGATTTGGTTTCATGAATATTGTAACATGGAATCACAGTTGAAAAGAGACATTGTTTTTCAGGTTTTGCTAACATATTCGCAACTCGTGCAAGAATACTATTGCTTGGATAGACATCATCATCATCCATGGTTACCAAAATATCATGTGAAGCACGAGAGACTCCAAGGTTTCTCTTTTCACCAATCGTCAGTTTCTTGTCGCTCAAAATATACAGTACATTTGGAATATCTGAAATCAAATCCTTAATTTGATCATCACCGTCATCCACTACTACCCATTCAATTTTGTCAGCAGGATAAGTCTGTGCAATCAATCCATACTTGACCAACGGAATAAATGGACGACGATCGCGAGTAATTGTAATCACTGAAATTGAAGGCAGGTCTTCTTCTTTGGGCAATTGTGCTTCAAGTGAATAGGTTCCTAGATTCTTTGTAACTTCTGTAATTGCTTGATCAATTGTCTTCAAGAATTTCTGATGACGAATCTCATAATTACTTCTACTTGCTCGACTCATATCTCTCTTTTCATGATGAGACATATTGACATATTTCTCCAATGCCTCAACAATTGAACCTACATCTACATCGACTAAGTCTCCGATGCACTCTGGATGAGGAACCTTTTTAGAACTAGATGCAAAATGACCAATAAAAAGGTCAAATGCTTCAATTTCACTTAGTAGAAGTATACACTCTGCAGACATACCTTCATTGACTGCATGACAGAATCCTTCAGCTGCCGAAGTGCAAATCAAAAGACCACACTCTGCCATCAATGTATCATAGTCTTTTTCAGACAATCGTGATGAATGAACTTTAAACTTATCTGCTACCTTCTCTGGAATCTTTGGAAACTGAATGTCATAATACACTAAGTCAACGACAGGAAGAAGTGAATACAGTTCTGGATTTGTTTCTTGAACTCGCATATACGCTTGTACAATCGGTTTAGGATTTCTCCATATGTTCTTACCTACTGGAACTAGAGCACGATTGTAGTCCTTCTTCTCTGGAACAGTCTTGTCAATTGAAGTCCATCCAATATATCGAACAGTCCCCCACTCTTCGAACAATTTCTTTGCTTCAAGTGTCTTGACCCAAATCTCATCCACCATACGCCCATAGGGTTGCCATACCTTTTGTGTCCATTCAGGATTGGGAATCCAAATGTTCTTGGAAGCATAGTGAAGTAGAGATGGATTGATGGACTCTACGAAAAAGTTGACTTCTGCTTCTTCACATTGTGGATGAAAATGAGGAACGTGACGAATGAGCGTCTCCTTCCCCAATGTGTTATAAATCATACCATGTAAGATATGAATGTCTTGAGCTAGACCCAAGGAGTTTGTGTTTCCAATGATATTGACTCGCATTCCTTCTCTGCTTAAAGGTTGCGTTTTGTAAATCTCTTTTTTGAACGTTGTTTACAGGTTCGTGCATGTCCATTAGTGCATCGTTTCCAAGATACTGCATCATGAGAAGCACATGGAGTGAAGGTCATAGGACGATCACGAAACCAAATGGGAGTTCCTATATCAAGATAGGAGACAGTTGGTACAGTAGGAAAAGTGGGTTCATATTTCTTGGACAATTCAACACACTTTGCAAGATTTTCAGCAGTTCCGAAACAGTACGTTTTAGACAAAGGGTCTGTGCAATAGGCAGTATCCAAAATACGATATGCAGTTCCATCCCATGCATATCCATCAATAGGACGAAACAACCCTAAACAGGATTCCCAAATAAACCATTGTGTTTCATGTAGAAAGATACGGTCATTAAACCGAACAAGCATTACTTAGTTCAGAAAAATGATTTTAATTCTCCTGTCCGCGTGCCATAGATGTTTGTCATGACAGGTCGTTCAATGGGTGCAGGGAAATCCATGATGTCCTTGAGATAGTATTTGTAAGACTCAATCTCTACAAGAATGTTGTTTGCAGAGTATCCAATGACACGGTTATTCAAGAGTTCCAATTCTTCTGCTACACGTGATGGATCATTCTGAGCATACTGAAGGTAATACGATCGCATAATGGTCTTCAAATCTGCATCACTTTGACGACCAATTATATATTGCTTTGTTCCACTCATTTGGAAGACAGCAGAAGCAATTGCATTCTGGAGGTTTTCAATATTGTCTTCACTGAAAAACACGCTGTTGAGAGGAGTGCTTTCGTGACGATATTGCATTTTCTCAGCAACACGTGATGGAACAACATAGGGTTCCTGTGCAGTCAAAGTATACGGTGGTAAAGTAGATCGTTCTTCATCTCCACTGAGAGGTAGACGACCTGTATGCTTTGGAGCATTGGCGATTGCAGTCTGTGTATAAAAATCCGAAAGACTCATTGCTTTGTTACAAGACAATCTTTCCACCAATCTTGCCTGTATCCGGTTGACGAATTTCAAGTTCAAGTGTATATACAGGTTGAAGACTTGCATTCATGAACTCAAGATTTGAACCTACAAGTGAGTTAGGTTCTAGAATTGTAAATGTTCCAGTATCAATTGAATTTGGAAATGTAGGAGAAACACTTCCTTCATCGCCTACTGTGAAAAAGTTAGGAATGACAAACCCGTTATAGGAAGAAATATACGGTGTTGTACGTGCAACTGTTCGTGGTCCCCAAACACCTGTTTCTGGATTCTCAACATAATCCAACAATGCAAGAACTGGAAACGTTCCTGTTAAAAGTTGTTCAATGAATTTACGTTTGTCACTATTTTGAACTGCAAGATATTGTGATTTCATCATATTGGAAATGGTTTGAGGATAGAAGACAATACGATCACCAATACGCATTTCATTACCACTGAAATAACTGTATGCAGGTGTAAAACATTTAATAAACATTGTATTTGAATCTGTTTGCATAAGTGAGATTTGTAAGTTATCCAAATGAGTAAAGATATTACCAATTGGATCGGATACACTAATTTGAATTCTTTGAAGGTTGGTAATAGGACTTTGTAACTGTAAGGATTCCCCTCCCCATGGTTCATAGTCAAATTGTTGAACACCTAATGAATTGGATGTGAACGAAATCTGTTGTCTCTGACGCTGAGTCATAACTGAAAAGGAACGTCGTGTGGGTTCATTTCCACCTACATACTGTCCAAAGTATTCATTGAGATACAGCATCAAATAAGGATATGTTGCAAAGGTTGAGAATGATGTATTAGGTAAAGATGCTTGAATGTTTGATGAAATATCTGAACCATCTCCTAGAGGAACAATAGGTAAACTTAAAAATTGACGTTGAGGCATCACTGCACGAACAAGGCGAACAGAGGATACATTGCAAGGTGTAAACACACTACCAAATCCAGACCCAGAAGGTTGAATTGAATATCCAAGATCATAACCAATAAAGTTTCCGTTAGGAATACTCGAGTTATATGCAGGATAGGTTGTATTCGAAAGAGTCCATCCACGAGTATTTGGAATTCCTGGAATAGGTGATGCTAAAGCAGTTTGTTCATCTGCAAACGTAGGTACAAATGGATTGTTTGAATAGACTGGTGGATTACTTGATGAAATGTTTTGTGTTCCAAATGTGAAGACTAGATTTGAAAAAGGATTAGGTTGCTTAACCCAGTCACGTTGAGATGAGTCAATCACAATATATCGTTTGACAGCAATAGTATCTGGAGATGTCTGAACAATTGCTGAATCTGAATGTGAACCTACAATTTGATCTGTATAGGATACAGTAGGTACTTCATCTTTAGTTCCATTTGAAAAAGGTTCAATAGACCCTAACATACGTGTTTGGTTCATTGCAACGCGTGGATCATAAGAATAACTGGTTCGCGCTAGTTTGTCTTGTTGAACGAGTAGGTCCAAATAGTTACTCATGGTCTTATTATTTATACCTCCTCTAAATCTGCAATCCACATTTCACGCCAGGTTGTCTTGTTCAATCTCTCAATCTCTGCAAGGATATCCTGCATATCCTTCTCATGCTTGTCAATCTTTTCAACAGTGAATGCTGATACAGGAAGACGCATAATGTATTCATAACTTCCATCAATCATTTCATACTTGTTCTTTTGGAGTATGTCATCACACTCCTTGAGAGACTTCTTCTTGAGATTAACTTCCGGTGTATCCTTGATTTGATCGCGAATGAACTTGACTACATACTTGTGATACGGAAACTTGTCATTCAATACTCTGATTTGATGTAGACGACGCTTCTCATAGATTCCTTGCCTTACTCCATAGAAGTCTACTAGGATGTCATTGAGACTATCATACTTTGTGATGATGCCCATGTGATTGAATGCATGCATGTTCGTGGTCTTGATTTTCTCAGTCAATGACTTCACCAATACCTTTTCATCAATTCCCTTGATGCGGATATTGATATCTTGGTCTGTAGATGTATCTGTGAAGTCCTTGATACGACCTTCAGCAAGTTCCTTCTCTAACCACTCACGATAATCTGCAGTCCATGTTCCAGGAGGCAACTCGGTGACTACATACTCGTCTTTCTCTTTCTTGAATACTCCAACAGCACCTTCATCAGTATAGGTTCCCTTGAATCCATCAAAGTATGGAACTAGTTTCTCAGTGTCAAGTTCTATTCCATTCTTGAGTTTGTTAAGAAGCATTCTCTTGATAACCTTTGGATCACATTGTGGAATGTATGTACTGTATCCAGTACCAATACCACGAGCGCCATTTACCAAAATCATCGGTAGAACTGGAGCATACCATTCAGGTTCAACGGGTAGTCCATCGTCATCACGATACTTCAGGATTTCAAAGTCCTCTTCACGAATAATCTTGCGAATTCGTGGTTGTAGATAGGTGTGAATGTAACGAGGAGAGGCAGCATCCTTACCACCTTGAATACGTGTTCCAAACTGTCCTTGAGGAACCAACCATGGAATGTTGTTTGCACCCATGAAGTCTTGTGCCATACCAATGATTGTCTCATTCAGTGATGCTTCACCATGATGATAACCTGTATGTTCAGAGACATATCCTGCAAACTGCGCTACACGGATCTCTTGTGTGAGATTACGCTTGAATGCAGCATATAGAATCTTTCGTTGTGAAGTCTTGAGACCGTCCATCATATTCGGAATAGAACGTTCAAGATTGTAGTAACTGAAATGAATGAGATCCTTGTGAATGAACTCATCATAGAGTAGTTTGTTTCCAGTAGGAATCAATGCTGTTCGATTGTATGATTTTAACCATGTCTTTCGATCATCTGCTCGTTGCTTGTTGAATGCTAGTTCAATGGATTCATCAGAGTTGTCATCGTAGTTGAACTTGACTGCATTGACTTTGCTGAAGTAGTCTTTTGCTTCATCTCGTGTAGAGGTACCTAATCCTTTGTAGTATTTGACCTTCCATCCTTTTGAACCTTCACCTGCTCTCCATTGTTCGTATTCGTATTGAGAGTAGAAGATACGACTCTCTTTTCCCTTGTTTGCCTTGACAATCGGTGTTGCCATATAGGTCAGGAATCCTGGAATCGCAATGAGTTCATGCCATAGTTCATGAAACAGATTAATCAGTAAACCTCTGATATGTGACCCATCTAGATCTTGATCTGTCATGATCATAATAGATCCATATCGCAAGTCCTTTACATCTGTATACTTCTTGCCTGAAGTCAATCCAAGAATCTTCTTAAGTTCTGCAATCTCCTTTGTATGTTCCACCTTTGCATCACTTGTATCTTTGACGTTCAACACTTTACCCTTGAGTGGATAGACTCCAAAGAACTTACGTTGTTCTTGACTGAGTCCTGAGAGTGCCATTGCCTTTGCTGAATCTCCTTCCGTCAGAATCAGAGTACACTTTGCTGACTCCTTAGTTCCTGCATGAGTCGCATCATCCAACTTTGGAATACCTGTGATTCGTGACTGCTTCTTTCCATCTGTCTTGCTGTTGTCTTTTGCGTCTTTAGCAGATTGTGCCTCAAGAATCTTTGGAACAATCGCTAGTTTAGAGATGACTTTCTTCAAACACTCTTCACTCAGTTTTGGACTCGATCCAAAGGCGCTTGCTTTAGTTGTCAGTGTTTCCTTTGTCTGACTTGTGAAACTTGGGTTCTCAATCATGCTTGTGATGAAGACTGCTAGATGGTCTTTCACCAAACTTGGTTTAACTTTCACTTTCTTCTTGGTTTCCAAGTAGTCTACTATGTGTGCAACTACTTGATGTGTCACTGTATCTACATGCGTTCCTCCTTTAGAGGTCCAGATACCATTGACGAAGGACATACTGAATGCCTTATCTGTTGGACTGTCAGCAATCGCAATGTGCCATCGTTCATTCGGTGTTTCATAGACAACTGGTTCGCATCCAAATCCCTTCGCATAGTCTGTTAGGTTCTTGCATTTAGCAACTGTTCCGTTCCAGGATACTTTGACCTCTTTGCCTAGAGTCATTGCCAAGTCCCAAACACGTCTCTCAACAAGTTGTATCATTCCTTCTGTAATTTGTGTCATTCCGAATCTTGCAAAGTCAGGTGTCCATTCTACACAGACACTTGATTTGCCTTTAGACTTTGTGACTTTAGGAGTTCCAATCTTTGTCATGTTGTTTTCAAATGTCTGATTGTATGTCAATCCTCGTGCTTGATCTACAACGATTACCTTCATCTCCTTTGCAAAGATATTTACGAGTTTGACTCCATATCCGTTCTTACCACCTACTAGTTTCTTTTCGTTCTTGTCATAGTTTGTAGAGGTCAACAACTCTCCAAAGATCATCTGTGGAATCCAGACCTTGTGTTCTGGATGTTCTGCTACGTCAATGGGTTCACCATCGTTCTTGATACTGAATCCTTGTGGTGAACAGGCAATCTCAATTGTCTTCACTGGATTTTCTGAATTCTTCTGTCGGAGACGAACAACTTGGTCGTGTGCGTTGACTAATAGTTCATCAATCAGTTTGTAGAATCCTGGATTGACTGGAATTGTTGCTGGTTTGAATGCATCATTGTCACGAAGGAATACGTCTTCATCTGTAGTTGTCACACTTCCAATGTAGGTATCAGGGAGGTCTAGAATGTGTTCACGGTGCGTCTTGCGTTGATAAGCGGTAGAAAGGTCTGTCATTTTGGTACCTTCAATGTTTTGTCCAAGTCCTGTTCGTTTTTTACGTCTTGGGTTTTCACTGAGTCCACTTTAAGAAAGTAATGCCTCCTAAAAAACATCTTCCTGAAGCCCCTGTGATTTTCTCACTGAGACTTCCAGTAGAAGAAGATCTTCCAGTTCCTGCTGGAAGCACACCAAGTTATGTAGAACTTGCACAAACTGCAACGCCTGAACCATCTACAATAACGAACTATGCTGATATTTTGTCCTCTGTTGAAACGTCACGTGTAGCAGAACGATTTAATACAGAGACTATGAAAGACATCCTGAGTCGAACACGATGTTCTTTGTATGGTGCTACTACTGCATGTATGTGGTGTTGTCATCCATTTCCTTGGAAAGCAACTGTATTACCTATCAGTTATGATGCATATGAAAACATGTATACATGTGAAGGAAACTATTGTTCTCCAGAATGTGCACTTGCTTATTTATATGGAGATGTCTACATTTCAGATGTACTGAGATGGTCTCGTCATGCATTACTCACAGATTTATACCGTTCTTTGTATGTTAACAAAACATTGACACCTTCACCTCATCGTCATATGCTTAGAATGTTTGGAGGTCCACTAGATATTGAGCAGTTCCGTGAATACATTTCAACAAGTGAAGATATGGTTGCTTTGCAACTGCCACCACTTCGTCTACATGTTCCAACTATGAATGTACAAGGACCTATTCGTGATGTAAAGAAGTTTGTCAGTTTGTCTCAGGATACAGTGGATAAAGCGTCAAAGGAATTAAGACTCAGACGCACAAAACCAGTTCACCAAACGGGTGCCACGTTAGACAAATGCATTACATCGTATGGCGTAGTATAAAGGATGCAGTTCAATGAACTCCTAAAAACGCAGATGATGCTCCAAATGCCATCTACTAAAAATCCATTATTGAACATGTTAGCACTCAATGGATTTGAAATTGCTGTAAAAACATTCCCAACATGGTCTGCATGGACATCCACATTCTGTTGTAGGAGGAGAAAATCTGGAAAAGTTGAAGTTCCTAATTCTACCTTGAAAACACCTAGAGCATCAATTACATGCGAACGTGGAAATCAAGCACAAACTTCAAACAATCGTCAGACAACTCCAAGTACAGTCTATTCTAACCGTATGGATGCAGTGGTCTGCTTTGTGACAACACTTCCTGCAATGAAGAGTCTATTGAGTGTCATGAACCACGATTACCTTCCAAATGAATTTGAACCAGTTTGCTTAGATAACGATGTCTATTTTGAATTGATGGATCTAAAGATTAACGATGGTGCTCCTGAAATTATCAAGTTCAAATTATATTGTTATGAACATGACGTTCAATATTTACAGGCGTTCGTTGATACCTGTAATGCAGATTATGAACGAAGAATGGCAAATAAACTAGGAACTCATCGTTACTACTTTGACCAAATGGTTCAGACCAAAGTAAAGGGATCTGTTCAAAATCCTCTACCTACTAGTCACTTGGTCTACACTAAAACTAAGTTTGTGACTACACGAACTTTTGAAAACGTATTCTTTGAACAGAGGAAACAAGTTCGGGATCGGGTTCAGTTTTTCTTAGAACATCGTGATTGGTATGAGAAGAAAGGTATTCCTTATACACTTGGTTTCATGTTTCATGGTCCTCCAGGAACAGGTAAGACATCCAGTATTAAAGCAATTGCCAATGCAGGACGTAGACATATTATCAATATTCAACTCTCTGAAGTCAAGACCAAACAACAACTTCAACATCTCTTTTTCAATGATGAAATTCATGTATTCAATGGAGTCAATACTGAGAAGTACAATATTCCAGTTGCAGAACGATTGTATGTCGTTGAAGATATTGATGCAATGGGTGATGTAGTTCTTCGTCGTGAATGGAAGAAACCAGTTGTGGAGGATAAGAAGAAAGAAGAAGATCCATTTGGAGATCGTAAACAAGAAGAGAAAGATACATTTGACTTATCATTTTTGTTGAACTTGTTAGATGGAACCTTGGAAGCAAATGGACGTATTATTGCGTTTTCCTCCAACTATCCTGAACGTATTGACAAAGCCCTGATTCGTCCGGGTCGTGTCGATATGATTGTTCATTTCAAGAATTGTAGTCGTGCTGTGTTAAAAGAAATGGTGGATGCATTCTATGAACAAGATGTAACGCTTCCAGACGATCCATCCTTAGATGATAAATGGGCACCTGCAGAAGCAATTCGTATTCTGTTTCAGAATTTTGGAAATCCAGAGGCAGCAGTTGCTGAATTGGTGTCTCTGAATTCAAAAGGATTGTATGGAATTGAGGAATCAAACACACCTCTTGGAGATATCTAAAAGCAAAATGATGTAGTTCCAAATAGACTCCTTATTGGAATCGGACAATCCGACCCAATAAGCTTTGAGTTTTTGAATGACTTGTTCCATAGTGTTCTCTGGATCAAAAATGAAGATCTCTGTTTGAATGAAAAAGTCAGAGTTCTTTGCACGGATGACTTCTTCAAATGGAGTCACGTGTTTTATAAATTCTGCAATTACTAGTCCTGGATTAACCCTTTGAAGCATCATCACTCCTGAGTCATATACTGTGAAATCAGGATCTTCAGGAAACACTCGAATGAGTTGACCCATAAACTCATGAAACTGGGTGAAAAATGCATCCATAAAGATCTTCTTAGACATTACTTTATACTTTGGCAGAATGTGTAAACTTACTGACGCACAGGACCGGCGAACTCAGCGTCTCTTTGTTTCTGCATTTTCTCCATTCTGGATGCAAGATCGCTATTACGTCCATCTTTATTTCCATCATAACTCTGTTTGGTCTCTGGTTCAGGTGCTGGAGGTGTATACTGACTGTTGCCAATGTATGTGTAATGAAGTTCATCGCTTACAAACTTAGTCGGAGCGTCCCAACTTGAATAGGAATCCGAGAAACCCATAGCGGATGCAAAGGACCATTCTTGAACTCCTTCATTTCCACCTGGAGCACTTAGTTTAGATCCAGTGGGTTGTGCAGCAGCAACTTGAGGTTGATGTTGTGTAGGGACCTCACGACGTGCAGTGACAGGTTTTGCAATATAGGCGTAGATGTCCTTGCCAATGTAGACATCCTTCGTCTCTGGATTATACAGTGTTGGTACACTCTTTAAAAATGCTGGTAATTCAGAGCGTTGCTTACCATCAATAGGAAACATACGACACAAGTTCTCCTTCTTAAGACCTTTGAGCGTCTGAATAATTTGCTGAGAGTGGGAACATCGTGTACTATAAAAGAGGATCGGTTGGTTATTCATCTCGTTGCTGTTTAGTTTGAAAAAAACGGATAAGGTCTAACGAAAGAATAAGTAGATATAATGGAGTCCTTTAATCTTTCTAAAAATGGCTATCGCCTAGACGCAGAGTTCAAGAATGTCCCTATTTCATTTGTTAATGGTCTTCGTCGTATCTTATTGTCTGAAATTCCAACTGTAGTCATTCGTGATGTAGAGATCCTTGATAATTCAACGAAGATGATTCATGAGATGCTCAAGCACCGAGTTGAAATGCTTCCTATCAATGTCTTACCGACAGACGTATCTGTTATTCGCGACACTAAAATTGAACTTAGATTTCTTCCACCTGCTACAGCAGACCTCACTCGCAAGGGTCCAGTTGAAATTACAACGGATGACTTTGCAATACAGGGTCCACGAACGAACATATTATTGAAAGATCGTGATTTAGACACTCCACTCTACTTCATGACTCTTCAACCAACTGAGTCTATTCATGTAAAGGCGTCACTTGCAGTTCAAACTAAGGGTGCTTCACAAGTTTGTGTCTCTACCTTCAAGAATCATATTGACCTAGAAATGGCAACGGATGACAAGATGAATTATATTGCACAAGCAGGTGAAGATAAAGCAGAACGAGAAACACTTTCAAAAATCTTTGACAATTATGAAATTCAACGTTCCTATGCACGAGACAGCAATGGACGTCCATATTGGTTTGACTTTGCAGTGGAGAGTATTGGCGTGACTCCTGCTAAGGATTTGCTCAAACAAGCAGCTGCGATTTATAAAGCAAAGATTGAAACATGGTGTGAGAATCCAATCTTACGTGAAGAAGGAAATTGGTTCTCAATTGAAACTGAAGAAGATGGACATACAATTGGAGCATTAGCACAGAGTCTTCTCTACACTGGTGGACTTCATGCAGTGGACTTTGTATCGTATCGTATTGTACATCCACTTCTTCCAAAGATGATTGTACGATTTAATACTCAAGTTGCCCCGGAGAAAATTATTGAACAATTCAAGACCCAAGCGGTGTCTCTCTGTGAAAGCATTCTTAAGTCATTATAATGAGTGAGTTATTCACATTTGAACCCTCAGAGTTCCAGATTATTGAAGACACTATTGAATTTGATGAAACCATTCAACGTCCTGAACCCATTCGGTTTTTTACGTTAGATGAGCAAGTTGGTGATGCATATGAAAAATTGATTCCAAAAGGAAGAACAACCAAATTTGCTCTTGAAGTATTGAAGAATGAAGTCAATAAACTTAGAGATTTATATTTAGATTTGATTGTTCCAACTGCAGATACATATGAATTGCGTAAATCTACATCAGGTAGTGTATTTCCCTGGATTCGTCCAGTCTATGCTTCTGCAGATGTGAGAGCGTACAATTATGAACAATCATGGATTCCATTGTATGAAGAAGCAAGGTTACGAACACCTCAATTTTATCGTTCTATGATCACTGCTCTACCAAAACCATATCAAACTGAACGAGAAGGTACACCTTATTCTCTTACACAAATTCAAGAGTTTGTAAACACAGAAGGAAAAGATCCAATTCGTGGTCTTCCTACATTTACGTATTCTCGAACACAACGACATGAAGATGGACGATATGATATTCTTGAAATACCAATGCCTAATACATCTGATTCAATTCACACAATTGGATACTATGCAGAAAAACGCCCCTACCCTATTCCGAATCCAAAACCTGGACATCCTTTTTTTAGTTCTGCAGATGCTGTATTGATTGAAAGCACATCACGTTTGTCAGATGTTGTTCCAGATTTGGATACAGTCTTAACTCATGGTGTTCCAGTTACATCAGATCCTTATGGTGAAGGAATGAAGTATTTGAAAGTTTTTGATATCAAACTTGCAGATATTCCATGGGATTCATGGAAGTCTAGATTTCCACCCGTTGAAGTATCTAAGAGTCAACCTGAACCAATACCTCTTGACTTTCCAAAGTCAGAAGGAGATAATCCTTCAGAAAAACTTCTAGAACATTACGATCCATATTTTCCCGCAGTTTCTGTTCGTCAATGGTTGATGGATCAATTGGATGGTGGAGAGTTATTAATTCATATGCTTTTATCACAAGTAGGACAGAATGGATCTGTAGGTCTTGTTCCTGGTTCAGACTCTAATTTTGAATATCCAAAAACAACCATTGAAGAATGTGAATTGATGGGATTAGACTTTCAAGACTTTTCAATTCGTGGAACCTTGCGAAGAAACTGGGATGGTAAGAAGTTTACCTATCAATGTGTTCCTCTTGAACTCATAAAACAAGAACGAAAACGGGAAGGACATAAAGGACGTATTCAATGGACTAACAAAGGTATTTCAGAGTTCTATAACACATATGTAGATGCATACAAAAGTCATCGTCCAATAAAAGAAGCAAACTCTAAAGAGAAGAAACTGACTTTTAAACCTCAGAAAGACACTTCTAAACTTAGAAAAGACATTCTAGCAATTCTAGAGGATATGAATCGTTTCTCTGAAGATAAACTACGAGATATTCAAGAATTAATTCATGAAGCATTATTGGAGAAAGAGACTTATGTAGATTCAAATGGACTCTTTTTAATCTGTAGACATACTTTAGCAGTTTTATCAGGAGACATTGCAAGAGATTCAACTACATTCTACGATTTTTGGACTTCAAAGGTAGATGGATTTAGAGTTTGTAAATTTTGCGGTGAACATGTGAGTTCGCAAGTTTTGGAAGATCAAGAGGAATTTACTGATGGAGGAAGACTCATAAAGCACGCATCAACCTTACAGGTCAGTTCATTCAAAGGACTAGGAATTACAGATCATGTAAAGAGTTTGTCTTCTTTGAAAACACACTTTGATATGACTAGACCTTCTGATGAAGTCTTTTTTATGTTGATTTCATTATTACATGTGGTACCAGAGATTGATCGTGTTCTTCCAATCTTAGACTTAGGACGTAAGATTGCAGTTTCTCTAAAAAACTTTGGAGGTATTGCAGGAATTGCTCAAATGATTTTGTTAATGCAATCTCATGTTCCTGCTCTAGTTCCACGAAGATCCTTTGGAAGTAAACCACTGACCTTAAGCGGATACCCAAGAGATGCTGTCAAACCAGAAGGTTATACGATTCTTGACAGTATGGTCATGGTTCTTTCTAAAACACTTGAAGCATATCCAACTTCATTCAAAGGATCTAGTGTCACAACAATGCGTCTTGTTTTGAATGCTCCTTCTAAAGTCAAAACACTTACTCAAGGTGTATTAGACACACTTTTGCGACAGTCACCACCACTACGCGAATCATTGGAACAAGCAAAAACAGTTATTCCACAAGAGGTTTCAGCACCTCCTTCATCTATGATTCCAGGAAACTTAGTAATTCCATCCAAAGAAGCGTTTGGAACTATTGTACGTCCGCCTATCTGTCCAACAACACGAGTCTATTGGTCTTCTGCAAGACCTCCTAAACTTCGTCAACCTGAAGTTCCACTACGAAGTGGATTAAACCATTTCGTGACTCTAGAGAGTAATCGTAAAATGATAGAAAAGTCAGTCTCTGAACGAGTGACTCCAGTTAGTTTGGATGTAAAGGACAAAAAGGTATTGGAGCGTTTAAAAATGAGTAAGACAATGGCAACTGAAGATTGGCATACAAATTCATTAATATTGGGACGATTAACAGACGCTTTTGCAATTCCTACTTCGGTAAGAAATGTTAATTCTACACAGAAGAAGGATGACCTTCGTGATATTACAAAGGGTTATATTTATGAACTGCTTAAAGAGGTTAGTAAAGATCCATTAACTCAAACTAAATTTGATTCATTGATTAAGTCAGATGTTGCATTAGTATTGTTAACTGCGGATCTCAAATCTGCAAAGCAGACATTAAATACATTACGAGCAAGAGAGCGTATTACTTTTACAGACCGATTACGATTAATGACAGATACAGAACGTGAAATTACAAAAGACTTGATTGATAGAGGTCTTGCACCTACAATTATCACACGGGAAGACCGCGCATTATTTGCAAGAGAAATGGCACAGACAGAACAAGTTGAAGATCCTGAAATAGGTGTAGGTCGTCCAATTGACTTTGAAGAGCAAGGTGAATTTCCTATTACAGGAGATATGGTTGAACGTGGACAGTATGGAGATTACTCAAATGCTGCAAACAATGATGGAAGAGACTATGAACAACCTGACCAATTTGACGACGATGATAGAGGTATTTAAACATAGATTGATATCTATAAGTATAATCATGTTAGTTTGTAGTCTTTGGTTAATTTCCGATAAGAAGAGACGCGATGAAACCTTTAAAATTCATCGTGATCCAACAACTGGATTATTTAAGATTGTATATTCCCCTTGCGATCTAGAAAGTAGTCCAAAGTACACATTTAATATGACATTGTCAGAGGTTCGTAATTACATTGAAACCTTAATGGATTCACTTAAGATTGATAAGGAACCATGGGAAGAACTTCAAGTCTCTCCTGTCACATCTCCTTCAATTTTGTATGATCTCAGCGATTTTGAGAACTGCGAAGAGATCATCATGGAGACCATTGATACTGCACTCATGACTCAAGTAAGAGAGAATGAATAAAATGAATCCAATCAATGTATAACTATCTAAGTTAGAATGTTGACACTTAATGGATATCAAATTGCAAAGACCGCAAATGATCCTTCTATAAAGAAGGCGCTTATGGTCAAACCCTTTTCACTTATTAATCCCCACGCAGTCCCTAGATATCCAGTGTATCACGAGGACAAAAATAATCTGTATCTCCCTAAGCATTACGGTATTGATAAATTCGGTCCAGTTCCTTCAAAAAGAGATGTACCAGAAACAGATGGAAAGTTCTGGCAATTTGCTGGATCCATTCGCCCTATTCAACTTCCAGTAGTGAATTCATTCTTATTACCTGAACCTCATGATGGAATCATTTCACTTCATACTGGAGGAGGTAAAACTGTTTGTGCTCTGTATATTGCTTCAAAGTTAAGGTTACCTACTCTTGTGATTGTTCATAATACATTCTTACGAGACCAATGGGAAGATCGAATTAAGTCATTTCTACCTAAAGCAAGAATTGGACGAGTCCAAGCAGATATTTGTGATGTAGCAGACCGAGATGTTGTGATAGTTATGCTCCAAACACTTTCTATGAAGGATTTAAATGGTGATCTCTTCAGACCGATCGGGTTGGTCATTGTTGATGAGTGCCACCATATTGCTTCAGAGGTGTTTGTTCAGGCACTCCCCAAAATCACCTCAAAATACATGTTAGGATTATCCGCTACACCTGAGAGAAAAGATAAACTAATGCATGTAATTCATTGGTTTCTTGGACCTTTACTATACAAATCTGAAACAGGTGATTCAATGGATACAAAAGTCAACGTAGAAGTCTTTGAATATCAGAACACTGACCCAGAGTTCAATGAAGTAGTCTTGAGTTCTCAAGGGTTTGTTTCAGTTCCGATTATGGTCAATAAACTTGCTGAATGTGAAGACCGTACTAAATGGTTATGTGGAATCATTGAAGATGTTTGTGAAGAAGGAAGACAAGTATTAGTTTTATCCGATCGTGTAGAACATTGCAAAGCATTGTTAGAAGGGTTGCCTCCTGCAATTCAAGAGACTGCTTGTATTCTTTCACAAAAGGTATCCTCTGCAAAGAGAACTGAATTTTGTTCCGACAAGAAGATCTTGATTGCAACCTATTCAATGTGCAAAGAAGGATTTGATGTCCCTACTTTGAACACTCTTGTTATGGCAACTCCAAGACCAGACATTGATCAAATTGTTGGACGAATCTTGAGAGTTGAAAAATCAACAAGAACAATTCATCCTTTGATTATAGACATTGTAGATCCACAGTTTCGTCGTCAATTTGGTCAGAGAAACACTTTATATCGCAAGCGTAATTATACGGTTAAGCGGATGTCGTTGGGAGTTGAATCTTTGCCACCGGAACCTGTCCGGACCTCTCCGTGGGAGATTTAGGTGTTCGTAGTGTAAGACCTGGTGCTGCATCTAATGTAAAAGGTGAAGGAGATGAGACACGATCATCTGTATAAATCTCAATCTTATGAAGTCCATTTGTCTCTTCTGGTTTGGAGACATCGGTATACTTAGAGAACTTTGATTTGAATTCATCTACAACTGAATCTGGGACAAGAGGACTAACTTCAGCAAGTCGGTCATATTGGTCCTTTACGTACTTCAATAAAGCAGTCGGTGTCATACGTTCGTCTCGGGGGAGTGTCAATTCAACCGCGAGGAAACGATACAACTTTGCATAATGGATTGCCGAAATACGGTGTCCTTCTGCTCTTTTTGCCCAACCGTAATACGATCCAACCGTATTCAAAATAGATACCAATAAAGACGCAGCACCCAACGCGATTGACGCTGTCTGTTGCTGTCCAGCAAACATAGTTGTAGAACCAACGCTGATAAAACCAGTTACTGCAGATCCAATTGCAACGGGCAAGTCAATATACGTTTTCTGACGATTATAGATCTGTTCGCATCGTTTGTGAACCCAAGCAAGACCACTTGCTTTCTCACCGGTCTGAGCAAAATACTCTTCTAAGCGAGGCGTCCAATGAACATCTTTTCCAACATCTACACTACTTGAGTCACCCATTCTTATTTTTAAACGCAGAAATACAATGCTGTGGCCGCCTAAATACTATCGCGGATTATCCACTCGTCGCAAGGCACAACGTAAGCGTGAGATCACTCGCAGGTCTAAGATGTCATGGAAAGATCCAAAGGCATACAAACCTTTCAAAACTGACAAAGGAACTCAGCGCCGCCCCTCATCCTATACATCGCGCTTCCACAAGAAGTATCCAGGTGTGAAGGGTATTCCAGCAATTTCTAAAGCAACTGGAGTCTCTGAAGGCACTTTGAAAAAAGTCTATAATCGTGGAATGGCAGCATGGAGAACCGGTCATCGTCCTGGCGCATCACCAGAAGCGTGGGGAATGGCTCGTGTGTATTCATTTGTCCTTCATGGAAAAACGTGGAGAACTGCCGATAAAGATTTAGCAGGCAAGTAATAATGAACTTTGATTATCGTGGAAGCATTGTTTCAACGTCTACGCCGACGACTGAACTACGCACCGTAAAAAAGGTGCTTCATGTAGATTCAGGTGATCGTGATACAGGTATCTACTACACCAACGGTGAGTTTGTTGTCTATCTTCCTCGTGTCTATGAGAAAGTTGTGTCTCTTCGTCTAATGAGTGCTGAGTTTCCATCGTTGGATCTTGCATACGCCCACTCTTATACTGCTGGATCTAATGTGTCGACTGCCGTATACACCCAAGATGTCCACTTGCACGCTAATGGTATGGGCTATGTTCCAAACTATTTTATGATTGATATTGATGGACTGAATAAGAGTGATGAAACAGCAGTTGGAGCTAACAGGTCTCAATTTCCAGATAGTTTCTTTGCAAAGATTCCAACGACCACATATCAAAAGAAATCAGTATCAACTATCAGTACCACCACTGGATTTATAGAGTATAACGATCACACAGCAGCTGAGAACATCGCACGTTTTAGTCCTCCAATTGGAAAGTTAGATCGTCTTCGTATTCGTCCTCGTCTTCACACTCAACAAGGTAGTCAAGGATTCATTTACTGGACTTTGTCAAATGCAGCAACTGCAGTAGCAGATGCTACCAACGTCAATGGTGCTAACTATTGTTTAACGTTTGAGATTGAGTATCTTGACAACGGATTTGATCAGTTCTCAAGTCTTTCAACCCGACTAAATTAACGCCCCCTCATAGACTTACCTAGTGTAACAAATGTATCAAATGTAAATAGGAAAAACACACCCGTTGCAATGTATAGGAGCATATCCTGAGTTGCTGCTGGCGCATATCCTGTTCGGTTCTGTTCAATTAATCTTAAAATACGGTCTAACTTAGAATCATCACCTCCACCGCCGCTCATTCCAAAATGTTCACGAACACGGTCACGAAATGCTGGAAGTCTAGGATCTAAAGGTGAATCGGGTTTAGGTTTCAAATGTTGAGGCGTGGCATTAAAGGATTCAGTTGCTGGATCGGTATCCAGTGGCAAGGTCTTTGAAACAGATTCAATCAAGTCCTTGTGATTATCTTCTTTCTTTTTAGGCGGTTCTGCCTGTTCTTTCGCTACAGTAACAGGAACACGTTGACCGAAAGGGGTGCCAAAGGCATCTTCTAAACTTGAGTAGTTCATACTCTCACTTGTTCAAAGAAACACAGAAAAATATGGGGGAACTATAAATGCTCTCTTCACGAAATGAATGGATCGTCGTCGGCGTCCTTATTGCATACCTTGCGTTTGTTCCAAGTCTTCAGATTATGCGTGATTTGCTTGCTACACCTGTAGGCAAGGCGCTTGGACTCGCAGGTATTGTGTATGTCCACAAGTACATTAGTTGCCCTGTTGCACTCTTATTGGTAATTGCATATGTGAGATGTACAGGATCAAGTTGGGAAGGATTCACAACTCCTACTACAACAGTTCAACCATCTTGCACTTGCCCAGATGGTTATGCATATGACTCAGTGACCAAGGAATGCAAACCTACTTCTTCTATGTCAGGAAGCGTGCCACCCGAAGCAAGTTCAGGTAGTATGCCTGGAGCAAGTGTGAGCATGCCTCCTCCTAATTCATCTATGAGCACTGCGCCTATGACTACACCAATGCCCACAATGCCACCTGTTCCCCCTTCTAGTACTTCTGGAGTTCAACCTTCTATGGGAATGTCCTCTACTGTTGGAAGTGTTTAATCTCATTCTTTAACAATGATTGACTACCTTGAGGCATTGAATAATAATAAGTTTTTCATCGGCGTGATGATGATCATCTTGAACATCGGATCTAAATATTTAGTAGATGAATTCAGTGGAAGTCCAGATGAATATTCTAGAAACCTTCTACTGAGGCGTATTGCCATTTTTGCTGTGTGTTTTATTGCTACTCGTGATATTGTTACCTCAACACTATTGACTGCAGGATACATCATTATTGCAATGGGTGTCTCTCGAAAGAATGCTGAAGGAATGGCAAATCAAAAAGTAGATCCAGGAGTATCTAAGGCAGACTGGCCAGCGTATGATCGCTCAGTTCCACCTATGTTTTCTTAGAATTTGTCCATTTCACTTTAGGACCGACTATAGCATGAACTTCTTTCTTTCCAAGACAACCTAAGTATTTGCAACTTCCTGGATTATGCATTGAACAAAAGAGTAAGTTGCCTTCCTGTCTTAGAAATTTATCATCATGTTGATCGTGACAATGATGACATAAGTTAGAATTTGTTGATGGAAAAAGTGGTTTATACCAAAATTTCTCAAGTTTTGATACAGGATTTTCTTCTTCTACCATACGATCCTTCCTCGCCATAACTGAAGTCTTTCTACTTGTTTTGACACGATGACACATCACGCATAACGCTTGCAAATTTGATTCTTCATTTGTTCCCCCTTCTCTTAATTCTCTAACATGATCAATCTCATAACCAGACTCATCAAAGGGTTGTCCATTCATTGGACATGTGTAATCGGAAACTGACGCTGCACATGTATATCTCTGTCTTCCTGCAACTCTCTTCTTTTGTGATTCTGTTACACTACGAAGCATTATTAATACTTACAAAATGTCTTAAAGTTTGTTTAAAATGGATTCATTTTATCAACGGTATGAACCTCAAGATGGATCTGCATAAACTATTTCTAACACCTCGTCCAGATGGGACGGGACTCTTTGACCTCTTTCTAACTGAATGCCAGAAATGGTACGAACAACCCGCACATACGTTTACCGAAATGAGAACACGTGATAATAAAAAGATTCGTGGAGATGTATTTGAAGAGTTTTGTGTTCAATATCTCAAGCATGTTCGCAAACTAACAAATGTTTGGTTACTGAAAGATGTTCCTGAAGAACTCTTGACAACGCTAAGCCTTAAACGCCAGGATGTTGGAATCGATATCGTGGCCGAAAAAGATGGAAAGTATTATGCAGTTCAGTGCAAGTATAAGAAGCACGTGAGTTTCAAGAAGAATGTAGTTACGTGGAAGCAATTGTCTACCTTCTACGCATTGGTATTAAGAACAGGACCCTGGGCACAGTACATCGTCATGACAAACTGTGACTATTGTCGGCATATGGGAAAGAAGACTTCTAAAGATATATCCATTTGCTTAAAGACGTTTCAAAAAATAACTCAAGAACAATGGGTTCAAATGTGTGAACTTGAAGGTGAAGCTACCGGTGAAAAAGTTAAGATGACTCCTGAAGAGTTGAGGGCTGCTAGAGTGGCACGATTTGGTTAATGCTTACGTGTGTGACGACGAGTTCTGCGTCCACCCTTATTTGCAATCTTCTTCTTGATATCCTTAATCTTCTTCTCTACCTTCGCACTCTCCATTTTAGTAGTTGCTTTCTTTAGATCAAGTTCAAGCCACTTCAAAGAATGTTCTAACTCACTTTTAGTCTTCATTGATCGTGTTTTCGCCATTTATTATAACGCAGGTTAAAGTTTTATCACGACCGAATTCTTTCCAGTCGATCCAGCATTTTTCTTTGGATTGGCTCCACGAAGAGCTGATGCTGGAACTGCTGCAGGTGGTCCATTTCCTGGTGGAACTACTACAGACTGCTTGATGTTCTTCAAGAGTTCATCAATGTTTGGTGGTGAACGCATTTCTTGAGCAGGTGCAGGTGCTGGTGCTGCTACCTTAACTTTTGCACCGCCTCCAATCTTTACCTGTTTATCTGCAGCAGGTTGTTTAGGAATCATGGATGGTGGTGGAGCAGGAGGCATACCGGATTGCATGAAACTCATGAGACCTGAGAGAGGATTGGTGGCCTGAGGTGGTGGAGGAACATTGGCAGTCGTTCTCATTTGCTGAGTCTGGTTCTGCATTGCTGCTGCTGCCAACGATCGTGCAATATCTGGGTTCTGTCGCATAATATCATCAATGTTTGGAATAGGTGCTTTGCGGGTCATTTGATTTGTCAAGTGAACCATATAGACCATCATACATGCACGCATTGGAATCTTGACTAGAGGATGCATCTTCAAGTTTTCACCATATTGATCATACAACTCTTCAAAGTCATCTTCTAAATCTACTACATTCATTTGCGCAGATTCGGAGAGACCGTCCAATTGAAGACCAAACGCTTTGAGTAGAGTTACATGCTTGGAACCGTATTCCAAACCACTCATAGCAGTCACAAACCATTCAGAGAATTGCTTGATGGTTGCATCCATGGACTTTTCACGCTTAATGAATTCGAGTTCCAACTTCATCTCTTCCAAAGGTGAATCCATTGTGAATCGTTTCCTCATTGGAACACCCATCTTAGACAGACGTTCAAACTTACGAAGAACCTCATACTTCTCCTTCATCAAGGACTCTTCAGAAACCTTGCGAGGGGTTACTGAAGGAGCATAGGGTTCAGCATTGAAATTCATGGTTCCTCCTAATTGAATAGGTCCAGTGTCTTCTGAGGAAGGTACAAGTTTAGGACCAGGGGGCGGAGCAGGAACGTCATCAAATGTAAGAGTTGGAAGATCTACTGTTTCTAAATTAGCGATGCCTGCAGATTGTGGATTCACGAGTAGGTCGATGTCCATGCTTATAAATGACTTGGACGTCCTTCTTAAAGTTAGAACGCGACAGAGTAAAAAATTATTATTACCATATCCTACACCTCTTCATTCCCACTTCCATCTGAAACTCAATCTTCCGCTCCTTGAGATATTCAATGTAATACTGACACCATATGTACTCGTGCTCTCGTGTACTACGATCAAGCGTCTCCATGAATTCTATTGTACCTTGTACTTCCCTGTCAATATCCTCTAGATCCATTCTATACACCTGATGCTTCATTTCTAGCATCTTTTCCATCATCTCTTCTTCCATATCGTCTTCTTTCCACTCAATTTTGATATAATCCCACAGTTCTCTTGACTTCCAAATGCGAAGTCTATACTCAATCTCATTCTCAGTACGTCTTTTTTTGATTAATCGGTCCATGTTGCTCTCACGTACCATTCATTTTTCTAAAAAAATTAAATCCATTTTGGACGATCCATTTACTTGCTTTCGTGTTCTAATACCCAAAGACCTTGTAAGAATGAGTCTGCCAAATCGTCTTTCTTCGGATGCGAAGCAAAGTGTGCCTGATTCTCTGCCGGAACTAAAGCGTATGCATGAGTTATGCCTGTCTTTTTGCGGCCTTTATAACTTGCGGTTGAATCTTCCACAGTCACAATGTTTGATAGCTTGTGAGTTGCCGAAACTCCCAAACACCGAAATCCACGACATGAAAAATACATCTGGAGCATCGCTTGAACCCCAAACATCCGTCGGTCCATTTGATTTTCAAAAGCAACGATATCTGCTCCAGACCAAGAAGTCCGAGCATCCAAACTCTTGATAATTGCAGGTGCTAAATCCAACACAGACCCTTGAATCGCAGAAGATACACATTTCTTCCAAGTATTCTGTTTATGATGGTTGTACAGTAACTTGACCAAATCTGCTTTCTTAGTCGCAGTTGTTTCCAATCCTTCTGCTTCAATTCGTTCATGAAGTTGATTTGGAGTCAAGCGATTAATTTCAGTTTTGGTAACTGCTTTCTTCTTGCGAGGACAATGCTTTGCACAACTAAACAATCCATTACTTGCATGTTCATAGCGTGCTGCCGTAGAGCATTTATGACATCTAGGAGCACCGACACCTGCCTGTTCTCCTAATACGTCAATGATATTCCAATCTATGATCTTTACATCGGTGCGACTTGTGCCTTCAAGGACACAATATGCAAGATTTCTAAGTCCTACGTCAAAGGAAACTACTTTCATTATTACTTCTTACGTATGGTTTTCCTAAGTCTCTTGCGTCTAGTTCGTCTAGCTCCTTTGGGAGGAATTGTATACCAAGCTTCAAATTCACCTTCACCAATAGTTTTGAATCCTGGAGTTGTAAACTCTGCATCTTGATAAAATGTACCACCTCCCAACACAATATGTTCTTTTTCATCATCTAATCGATGACGTATAAAGTTGTTCACATCAATGGTAGGAACATTGACTAAATGAATGGTAAATAAACAACATGGTTTTTCTTCACTTGCAAATCGTTCTTTAGCAAGGTCTTTCCTTAACGATGTTGAAAACCAACGATATTTACTATCAGTCTTAATGATTTGCGAGTATTCCTTCTGACCTCTATAGACAGTAATAGTTTGTGGTGGCTGTGTTTTTAAGAAGTCTTGTATTCTTTGTTTACAATCGTCGAGACACCAATGATACTCTACTACATAGGCTCTCAAGTCCTTTTTAAATTGTTCTTCCATTATCTAGAAGCAAGATTTAAGCAGTAGCCTTCAAAAGAGAAATCAAAACGTTCTTGGAATCTCCTTTTCCAAATGGAATTCCACGTGTGGTCAAGAGTTCTTGAAGTTCTTTCTTGGTCTTGGATTCAAGTCCATCTGTGTCTAGTGCTTCTGGGGGTCCAGAAACTATGTCTTGTGTTACAGAGACGCGATCATCTTCATCTTCTTCAGGAATCTCCACTTTTTGAACTGTCTCAGTTTGTTCAGGAATTGTAGCAAGTTCAATGTGAGGTTGTGGAATAGATGCCATCAATGTCTGGTTTAGATCACTAATGACCAATGCAATTGCGTTCATGTTCTGGAACATACGTGTCTGCTGCCAATAGATCCAACCTACCATACCTGCAAGAACTAGAACCATAGATGCGAGTAATGCAATCGATGCGTGAAGAAACTCCATTTATACGAAGGCGGGGAAAGGTTGTGGCTCCTTAAACGAAGTCATCTTCTTCTAATTGTTGTAATTGACGACGAGGACATACATAGTTTCCAATTAAGACTCCTGATATACAACCGACAAGTGTTATAGAAATTGAAATAGCTAGTGCAACATCTTGATCCATTAGTTTATATCGTATGATTAAAGTAAATGGTTAGAACTATTAGAAAATCACGCGGAGGTGCTGGATTAATTGAGAGTGCTGCATTGGTAGGAACAGGTGCATATCTTGCTCGTCAAAATCCCGACTCTGATGTTTTAGGAGTGATGGGAACTGCTGCCAAGTATTTTGGGTATTTCATTCTAGGGTTATTTCTCTTTTTCATAGTATTTTTCATTCTAGTCATGATCTTTGCAAAACCATCAGAACAACCACCCAAAGATGCTACTAATACTGCCTCTGGAAAGTAATCTTGTCTTTTCATAAATGGCACCAAAGAAAGGAGGAGCATTTATTGAAACGATGGTTGCATCTGGAATTGGCGCCTACGCTGCGAAGAACTCTTCGTCAATGAAGGGACTTTTATGGACACTTCTCAAGTATGTCGTAGTGATTGTAGTAATTTCATTTGTTCTATTCTTTGTATTGAAGATGATGTCCACTGAGAACTTTGTTCCAATAACACCATCAGATAAAGGAGACAAGAAGGTAGAGACACCTGCAGGGAACGTAATTCTACATTAATAACAATTTTTATAAGGACGACAAGAAGCCTTCTGTGTGAAGCCCATCTTCTTACAGGATGTCTTTTTACAGTACTTTCTAGACATCAATCTTGACTTCTTAAATTTACGAGTTTTACGACGACCTCCACTAGGATTTTCTTCAACTGGAGTCAATTTAGAAATCGCTTGATCAATCTTAGTTTTTAACTCGTCTGTTGTAACACGTTTTTTCATTTCAGGTAGAATTCGTAATGCTCCAAGAATTGCACTCTCTTTACCTGGACCTTCAGGCATTCCAATAATTTTAGTAGCAGTATCTTTTGTAATAACAAAGTCTTCTGCAAGTGCATCTACACTTCCAAAAATAGCAATCATACGAGTAAAATAAGCGTCTAGAGGATTACTCATTACTACTACTCTAGAAATCTTCATCCAACCGAAGTTCTCCTGAAGACTGAACGCGTGAATAGTCTGAGACTTTCTTTTCAAAGAAGTTTGTTTTGCCTTCTAATGAAATCAAATCCATAAAATCAAATGGATTGGCAGTCTTATAGATCTTCTCACCGCCTAACTGGACGGCAAGACGATCTGCTACAAACTCAATATATTGACTCATCATACTTGAGTTCATTCCAATCAAAGAACAAGGAAGTGCTTCACAGATGAACTCTTTCTCAAGTTCTACTGCTCCCATGATGATTTTCTGAATCTCAGACGGATCGGGTTTGTTAGAGAGTGTATGAAAGAGTGCTACAGCAAACTGTGTATGAAGTCCCTCATCTCGTGAAATCAGTTCATTGCTGAAAGTCAATCCAGGTAGAAGACCACGCTTCTTCAACCAAAAGATCGCACAGAACGCACCAGAGAAGAAGATACCTTCAACACAAGCAAACGCAGCAAGACGGTGTGCAAACGAACGTTTATCATTCATCCATTCAAGTGCCCACTCTGCCTTCTTTTGAATACAAGGAATTGTCTCAATTGCATTAAATAACTTTGCCTTCTCTTCTTCATTCTTGACGTAGGTATCAATTAGTAAAGAGTAGGTCTCAGAATGAATACCTTCCATAGCATTTTGAAATGAATAAAATAACTTTACAACTTGTGAGTCAACTTCACCTTGAAATCGTCGCACTAAGTTCTCCATGACAATTCCATCGGATCCTGCAAAGAACGCTAAGACATATTTAACAAAATGCTTCTCATCCTCGGTCAACTTTGCCCAATCAGAATGATCCTTTGAAAAATCAATCTCTTCAGGGGTCCAAAATACTGCAACGCTTTGCTTATACATCTTGTACAGGTGTTGCTCCGAAGACCGAATAGGAAAAAGAGTATACGACATCTGTATATATAGGGAAGAAAACACTTAAACCTTTGTCTTGCTAGAAGACAATGAGTACTGTCAATGTACAAAACTTATTGTCCAATGTGTTTCATCCAACGTATGTATATGACACTGTGAACAGGGTGTATAAAACTAACTTAGAACTTGTGAATGTTGATACTGTCTCAGCAAATACGGTCTCATCATTTTTTGCATCCATTGGCGATGCTCAATCTAATGTATATGTTGGTATTGGTGCTGGAGTTGCACATTCAAATATGGTATCTAGTAGTAATTACAATACAACCTTTTTAGGTCCTGGAGCAGGAAATACAACTTCAAATGTAAATAGTAGTATATTTATTGGATACAATGCAGGTCAGAATTCAACTGGAGGAAGTCTAAACACCATTGCAATTGGAACTCTTACAGATGGAGACGGAACAAACAATATTTACATTGGTAAAAACACAGGAGTTTCCAATTCAATTGGTTCAAATAACATCTTTATTGGTCATGATATCACAATTTCAAATTTTACAAATAACAGCAATCAGTTTTTACTTGGACCAAAGGTTCAACCTTCTGGAAATATTGGAGATGAACTTGGGTCTAACTATCTATTAGGTGGAAACTTCACTAATAATTTTCTTGGAATCAATTTATCAAATCCTGAATATACTTTAGATGTAAATGGATATGCTCGTATTGGAACCAATCAAATAGGAGGATTAGGAATCAATACAGATCCTCTAGAGTATACATTGAATGTTAACGGAAATATGCAAGTCTCAGATGGTTCAGGAATAATGACCTTTACAAGCGATTTAAATAGTAATTCAGTGACTACAATTACTCCTGTACTTTCAAATAAGACTGCAACACTTCAAGTCAATGATGGATTCTTCTCTTTGAGTGGAACTACTGGAACTGTAGGTGCTGGTGCAACCTCCAATATCGGTGTATGGAAAAAAGGAATCGTAATGGTCTCAGTGCAACATAGCACAGATAATACAATATTTGCATCTAGACTTGCTATGGTTTCTTTAAGCAATACTACCTATACAGTAACTTCAATGACAACAGCAATGAATTCAAATGTAACTATTTCAAATGATAGTAATAATATTATTCTTTCAAACAGCGGAGGTGTGAGTCGTACATATACGTATTCAATTACGTACTTCCCATTATCTTAAGTTTTTCAACAATCTTTCGAATAGACACAGACGAAACCCCTGACGCTTCAGAGACTCGTGTGATTTGTCCACCTAGAATTGATGAAACTACGCCTGCAACAATCGTCTTTGGAGTATGTTCCATTTCTGGAAGACTGTGAAGTCTCAACACAATTGCATCTCTATCTGTATCGGATAAATCCATGTCTGAACAAATACGTTCAGCAATTCCTAGTTGAGTATTCAAGACATTTGAACCATCATTTGTAAATCTCATCAGCGCCTTGCAGAGTGCACGAATGGATACGTGGAATAGATTAGCAACTTCTTCATGAGTTCGTGTTGCATCATGTTGACGACAGACTGTGAAGATTGCTGCTGCCATTAAAGCACGGCGTGTTTCTCCACGAGTCTTTTGCGCATCTTCTACTTGTTTGAACAATGCACATCCATCTAGAATAATTGCTTTAGGAAGTCCAGCACGTAATGCAGAGGATTGAATCGCATCAAAGATACCCATCCAAGATCTCTCTCCATGATTTGAGAATGACCACGAAGACAGTTTTGCAATAGTCTTTCCTTCTTCAGATTGTTGTCCACCTCTTCTTCTCATCATCATAGATCCGTAGGAGGAATCAGGAAGGAGTTCGCTCGTGATCGTCCCTGTTCTGGAAGGGTCGTCTTCAGTATTGCCGTAGACTCGCCATTCTGCACCCTCATCAATACACGCTCCCATAATTGTACCACAGCACTTGCACACGCGTTCACCATCATCAATAACCACCTCATGCTCACAGTTCATATGACTTTCATATTTACATGAAACCGTATTCATTTTTCTTAGAGTAGAGTAATGAGTGGAGAACCGAAACCTCTTAATCCAAATGCACGAGAGTTTGTAACAGTTGCTGAAAAAGAAGCTATACGAACAAGAATACGTGAAAGAGCTGTTCTACGCCAAAATAATCGTAATAACTCTAGTAATTTTGACCAATTAGATCCACATCATCGAGATAACTGTGCAAGTAACTTTCAAAGTCTTGCTTCACATTTAGATAGACTTATGAATACTCCAGGAACTCCTCCTGATAGAGCTGAAGTTCTTAATCGGATTCACAATTGTATGGAATCTCGTGAGAACGCTGCAGATGAAAGAATAAAAGCAGATTTACCAGTTGATAGAGGTCATCAAATAGTTTTGAAGTTGTTAGATAATTTATATAATTACGTAAACGATGAAATTAGAGAGGGTAGTTCAGCATCTTTTGAATTTTTTGAAAACCCATTAAGATTTATTGTAAGGAGTGAAGGAATAGGGGTAGCAGTATTCGTAGGAAGAGTACAACGATTAAGAGAAGTAAGACGAGAGAGAAGATACGGAGGTAGAAAGTCAACTCGTAAAAATCGTAAAAGAAAACGCAAGACTTATCGCATACTTCCAAGAGTTGAAGGGTCATAGACTTGAGGACGATAGTTTGTAAGTAAAGGTGGACGATGTTGAGACAACTTACCACCTGCTGTTTTCAACCATGAAATCAATAAATATTTATCATCAATCACCCACACCATGTATCCACCTTGTGAAAGGGTATTCATGATGTATTCACGCGCTTCCGACATTTGAAATAAAGGATATCCAAAGACATACGCTGGAATTTCAAAGACTATATACGGTGCATTTGGGGAATGTGTTGCTTGTTTACGGATTTGTCCATAGAGTTGTGAAAGCACAGGTCTCATTGCTCGCATGCGTTTTTCTTTTCTATCCTCGGCTTCCTCCCATACTTCACGCGCTTTAAGCATACTTACCTTCTCTATACAAGAATGTTTCGCTCAATTGCCCTCGGAGGTGGAGGAGTTCGTGGAGGTCTCATGATTGGTGGATTGTCTGCTCTTCAAAAATATCAAACACTTGAGTTTCCAGATGGTATCTACGGATGTTCAGCAGGTGCTCTTATTGCTACAGCAATTGCCTATAAAATCCCTCTTCCTGCAATCAAGCATATGTTTGAAACTGAATTCAATTTGTCAACGATTCTTCCTTCCATTAACTTGACATCCATTTCAAGTTTCACTCAAGAGAAAGGATTGTTCTCTATGGATGCATTCACAAATACAATTCTCAAAGCATTTGATAGTCAAGGAATTGATCTACGAAATGCAGTGATTGCAGATAGTCCACAAAAACTCTTTATTTTGGCTTCAAATTTGACTACACGAAAAAGCACATGGTTAACAGGTTCAGTTCCTATTATGGATGCATTACGTTGTTCATCGTGTCTTCCGTTTGTGTTTCATCCTCAACTCTTGTATAACAATCTCTACATTGATGGTGGATTTCATACACATGCAATTCATGAAGTAGTTCCAGCAGACTGCCTTGTGTTTCATATCAGTCGTTCTGAACTCGCAATTCCTCCAGAACGATTGAAGAAAATGACACTTGGAGAGTACTCTGCAACACTCTATGAATCCTTTCGTTCCAAACCATTACGAGACAATGTGGTCTGTTTCAAGAATGATACGATTTCACTCATGCAAGAACTAACACCTGAACAGAAAAAACTACTCTTTACTCAAGGATTTGAACAGGCTTCACGCTTCTTTACCAAACGTTTCCCTGAGAAACTGAGTTAATCCTTCTTGTGTCGGAACTCCTGAATAGGTATACAAGTCTGTTGATGTCTCAAGTTTTATAGTTGGGTATGCATCTACTTGGTAGAGATCAGTTGTTGCACGGTCCTTGTCAGCATTCACACGAACCCATGAAACAGTTGTGTTTCCAAAAACGTTTGGTCCTGCTTCCAGTTTTTCCCATTCTGGCATTGCTTTTTGACAATGTCCACACCAGTCTGTGTGAAAGAAATAGAGGTTTGCCTTGTCTTTAGGAACTTCACGCTTTGGTTTCAAGGTAGGTTTCCATAAACGCCAAAGCAGAAGAAGTAAAAGAGTAAACGCAAGGACTGTGATGAGAGTTTTCATTACTTGAGAACACGAGAAATTCTACGTTGCTTTTCAAACCAACGACGATACGCTTCTTCGGGTGTTACTCCTTCTTTGATCTGAATCCACGCAACATCTGTAGTCATACGTTCAGGTTCAAAGGGACGAGAATGAATTTGAACCCAATTTCCGTTATACCTTACAAGAAAAACAGGACTTTCCATTGTTTCTTGTAGGCGGGTAAGCGGTAAATGGAAGTCATATTCAGAAGATATGACTATAAAGAGTAAATGGAAGTAATCCTAAGGGGAGTTGTAGCAGTTGCTGCAAACTACGTTGTTCATTTGGGTGCTGCGAGAATCTATGATAGGTTTTGTGTTCCTCATGATTTGTCTGAAGTGGTTCGTACACTCTTTACAACTTCAAGTCCTATTTGTGTAGTTTCTTTGGGAACAATGCAGATGACTCAGAATAACTATGGAACATTATTGACTACTACACTTGCATCACACCTAGTTAACGCATTGAAAGTTTAAACACGTGGGAATCCAACAAGGTTGGCACCGATACCGAAACCGGCACCTGTGCGAGCAGACGCTCCTACGCTAGGGGCGTAGATATCCAAGATTGCGAATGTGGCAGTTGCAACTAGGGCAATCATTGCAACCTCGGCGACCTTGAGGGTCTTGCCTGGGAGAACGAACGCTGCAATAGAAACTGCAAGACCTTCGAGGAGATACTTAATTAAACGTGTCACGAGGTCGGCCATGTCAATACCAGCAGAAGGAGTGGGCTTGGGCTTAGAATCCATTTGTTTGGTTCTTAGTCAGGAAGAATTTTTCAATATGTTGAAGAAACTGAACGTCCGGACCACAACTTGAATCCAACAACAGAAATACCGAAAACCCATACTGCCCACCAAGGAACGTAGAGAGACAAATACTGAAGAATCAAGAAGAAGATGATTGCATGAATGGCAGCAGCAGTCATGATTCCTGCACCAGGAGGTAGAGTAATCAACAAACCAGGAACGAGAAGAAAGAACAAATACGCGGTAGTAAAGATATCATACATTTATATTCTATCGCGTTAAAAATAATGGAGGCTGAATGGATGAATATGTTCGTTGTTGGTCCAAAACCAAACCGTCTTGTATTTATGAAGCCTGAATATAGACAAGCTGTAAAGAATGGACTAGAACAGTCTTTCCCTGAACTATTTCCTACTATTGAAATTGAAGTCAATAAAGATTACGGAATAGTATTTAAAAGTGATCTAACATTTCTTAGTTTTAATTATTCTGATACTTTTGAACGTATAATCACATTAGATTTTCAACATTGGAGTCCTGAAAGGAATAAATGGATTACTGAATATGAAATTCTTGAGGAGACAGGAGATGAGGATAACTATATGGGAGATCCTAATGAAGAAGGAGTTATAGATCTTTTAAACGATATATACCAAACAACAAAAGATTTAACATTAGAACCTTTAACTTTAAAGCGCTCAGAGATCGGATGGAGTGATCCAATCACTATGGATCCTATTCGTTCAGGGGATCAGATTATTCGAATCAATAAGGACAATCGGTTTATTTTTCAAAAGAAAGCTCTTGAAAAAGCATGGCTTGGAAGAGAAAAGAAAAATCCATTAACAAATCAACGAGTCCCTCCTCAGCAAATAGAGAAGTTTATTGCAAATATTACTGAAGATGCAGGTGCTGAACCAATGACAGGAGGTCGTAGAAAGCGTCGTAAGACAGTGCGGAGAAAGAACTTAAGGTCAAGTCGCAAGAGGTAAAAATACTATTATATTGCGTTAAAATAATGGAGGGTTATGATAGTCTTATGATGAGAACTATGTTTGAAGTAGTACCACCTAATAGAGAATTAAGTATGAAAGAAGAATATCATGAAAAGTTTGCGAATGGTCTGAAAGCAGAAATTCCAGAGTTGTTTCCTACTGTTAGAATTATTCCTGAACCACGATTTGGAGTAGTCTTTAAAGGTCCTAAAACAAAAATAATTTTTCTTGGTGTTCGAGAGGCTGATATTCTTATTTTTTATTTGGATGATGATGGATGGAATGTTATGCCCCCTAGGAGACATGCAGAAATTGAAAAAAAAGTTATGAATATTCTAAGAAAATTATATAGAGAAAAAGGTCAAGGTGCACGAAATGCTCGACTATTTCGTGCAATCACTGGAATACCTGGTGGACCCGTAGGCGAAATTTCTGGTTATCTTACTGGAATTCCAGGTAAAAATGCAGAACAACAAGGAGACATTGCAGCGGAAGAAGCAGGTATTCAATCAGCTTTTCCAAATAGAAAGAAATTTTCAGGTCGTCGTAAAACACTGCGGAGAAAGAACTTAAGGTCAAGTCGCAAGAATAAGTAAATGCCCCTAACAGAACTTCCAAAGGCAGATGAGAATGGTCCAATTGATTACTTGGATGAAGACCCAGAGATTCCTACTCAGAAATATTGCGTTGTTTCCTTCATCAGTCCTGAGAAGGTAATTAAGCAGAAGCAGGAGTTCTTCTTTGAGAAGTTTATTGAATGGATGGATTACGAATGGAAGATCAAGGGACTTGAAAACTTCATGGCATTTTTGTCAAAGAAGTATTCTGTCAAAGTGGATGATCTTTTGAAGGATGCACAAGATTACGTCAATGTTCGTAAGGAAGAGGTTAAGAAGACAGATATTCATGAGCAATATCAAATCTTCTTGCTCAAGAACGAAAAGGAACTCCAAGAGATGTATGATAACAAGGTTGAGTTCAGAACCAACATTCGTGGTGTTAAAGTTCGTCGTTCATTTGCAACAGTAGAAGAAACTCAGATGTTTGCTAAGGTTCTTCAACGTCGTTATCCAAAGGACAATTTGTATATTGGTAAGGTCGGCGCTTGGTTGCCTTGGGATCCATCGGAACACTTGATGCCTGAAGTTGAGTATGCTGAGAAGGAGTTGAATGAGTTGATGAGAAAATACAAGGAGAACGAGTCCAACAAAGAGATGTTCTTTGCTGAGCAACGTGAGGAATCCATCAAGAAACAGAAAGAGGAAAATGAGCGACGAAAGAAGCAGAATGCATTGGAGGCTGCAGAAGAGAAGAAGACATTAGAGGATGGATTAGTGGACGCTTCTAAACCTGTTCATCCTAGTGAAGGTGCCTTACGTGAATAAAATAATAGTTTAAATAAAAATGAAATCTAGAAGGTCGCGTAGAAGACAAAATGCTGGAGTACTTGGACAAAAATCAAACTATGAAGTACTAGATGATGATCAAAAGGCATTATTTGAAAGAATGACTCCAGAATCTAGGAGTGTGTGGATGAGTTTACCACCAGAAGAAGCAAAACTAATTAGACCTAGAAAACCACTTGATATTCAACTTCAATGGCCTGCACCACGAAATGAAGCAGAACGTTTCAAACGAGAATTTGATGAAAGAAAAGCAGTAATTGAACGTCAGCCAAGAATTCCAGGTCAACCAAGATATTTTGGTTTTGTGTTTTCGCTGTTGGGTGATAAAGATCCTAGACATGATGAAAATGAAGAATATAAAAGAGTTAAAGCAGCAAATCCAGCATATAAAGATCCATTTGAATTAAATGGAGTTGGGTGGTATGATAGAAACCTTGATAACCCTCCAGCTTGGTTTAAAAGAGATCCTCCAAGAAATGAGTATGATATGGATATTGATGAAGGAGGAAGACGTATGAGGCGGAGAAAAACTCTTCGTAGAGGTTCAGTCCGACGTATGAAACGTAGAGTTTAGTATTTATGCCTTTCGAGAATAACGGCGACGTAACTTCTTACCACGTCTAGTGTTACGACGACCTCCAAATCCTGTATTAGCAAGTAAAGCAGCAAGTTCATCTACATCTTGATCCTTGTGTACAAATGTAGTTCCTGTTTGAACTTGTTGTGTAATAGATTTTTGTTCTTTTTGTGAAATATCATTTAGTTTTTTAGGAATGATAGGTTCTTCTTCACTCATACGTGAGTCTCCAGTATCAGTAAGACTTGAAGGGTTTACAGTTCCACTTTCATCAACTAGATCTCTTGCAATTAGATCTGCAATATTTTGTTCATCCATCATTGGTTCACCTGTTTCAGGATCAATAACTGGTTCAAGTGTTTTTGTGTTAAGCACGGGAATTTGTTCCCAACCTGGGACTCCTGCTGCTAAAAGTCCTCTTCTCCAAACACGACGTGGACCTTCAATCATAACTTTATCAATAGATTCTTCAATTACATCTTTAATTTTTTTAATTTGTCCTAATGATTTAAATTCATACTTTTCCATAGGAATCTCTTTTGAAAAAACAATACGACGACCATCCTTTCGATTAAAACCAAGTAATGGTAGATTTTTAACAATCATCCTATCCTTCTCTTCATTTTTGAAACTGAAAAGAATCACTCCTTTATACGCCTTAGGCATTTGTCTATTGAAAGTATTTTAATCGCGACCACCTCCTTCCTTTCGGACCCACACAGAAGGCGCGGCATTCTTCTTTCTCAATGAAGAAGCGTTATAGTCATCGGCAGCTAACATTGCAGACTGGAAAGGTCTATTATCTGCCCACAAAGACTGGTCGCATAATCTGAACGGAGGGTGCTCAGACGCTTTATACCAAAAGACCTGATCTTCTAACTTGTTGGAGGAAACGTTATTGCAAATGACTAGACCTTCGTAGTTCTCAGTACATTGGTCCATGAAATCACAAAACATCTCAAATGTTGGAAACATACCTGCGTAATTCTCGTAAATTCTACGACGATTACCTAGGATATTCTCACGAAGAATGAATACAAAATCTACGTTGGTTCTCAAGTTAGGTGTAATACCAAGAGGATATTGCATTGTGATAATCGTCATCATATCAAGGTGCCGACCGTTCATAAATACGAAACGCGTGGACTCTTCGTTGATCCATTCTTTTGCAGCATATAAACAGTCATCTAAAATCATGAACGCACGAGGATCAAATACTTGTCCACTTGCTTTAGACTTCAAAAACCTCTGTTTCGCTGCAAACTGACGCTTAATGAAATTCTGGACTTTACCAGGTTCATATTTATCATGAATCAATTTGGAGGGAACAAAGGACTGGAAATACTCATTCACTGCTTCAGTAGGTGAAATCACTAATCCTGCTGGAAAACAATTTTGAACATTGAACAGTAAATCACGTGCTAAAAAGGACTTGCCTGTGTCTTTCTTTCCAATAATGACGATCATAGGACTTTTTCGTGAATCCATTTCACAACGGTCCTTGATCATGTCCATATTGAACTTTTTGAGTTGGAAATTCATCTTGTTCTTCCCGTCGTTTATTTTTTAACATTCATCACCGAGACATTTCATAATGGGAAAGGAATTAAGAACTACACCGGTGTCTCTTAAACTTCACCGTATGTCCAAATTAGATGGAAGTCATTGGTCTATGAAGAATTTACAACCCTTTTTTCCGTGTCTTGAGAAGTTGTTCAAGACTGAAACATTAGCAGGACTTCATGACTATGGAGTTAAATTGAATCAACCAATTGAATCCATTGTAGATGCAACTCATATTAGGGTTCGTGGACAGACAGTTCCAGTTCATCGTAAGACAACAATGATTTTATCACCTTTCAAAACGATGCGAGGAGATTATGGATCATTTGGTGTTCCTAAACGAACCGACGTAGCAAATGATCTACAAGAACGAATGCAGAGTGCCCATACAGCAGCATATGTTGGAGCAATGACATCGTTAGCATTATCTGAATCTGGTTGTCAACATTTTCCTAAAGTGTATGGTGTCTATGCAGGAGTTGCAGACTCACATACAATTGATATCTCAGACGACTATGAAGATTTAACAGAAAAAGGATGGTTTGCAGACAAAATTGGTAATACATTTGAATTGAAACTAAGAACAGCAGGTCATGATGCAGAGTTCAGTCATACACGTCGTGCAAGAACATCACTTGAGATTGGAGATGAAATAGAGTTAGGAGATATTGAAGATGTACCTGTTGATCATATTAGCGATCCAGAGTCCGAACGAGATGTTGAAGCATACGATGTTGCTTCATCTGAATCTCCTGAAATGGATGAAGAGGATGACGATGATGAAGATGTCTACGATATTGAATCTTGTGGATGCTCAGATTTGTTTGAAGATGATGATGTAGATGAAGACCCAGAACCATTTGCATGGGCAACATTCAAAGATGTACCTGTAATGACTACAGTGATGGAAGTTTGTGAAGGAACCTTTTATGATCTCATCAAAAATCACCCTGAACCAGAGAAACATGTTGCATGGGTTTCACAGATTGTCTTTGCATTGGCATTTGCACAGAGGAACTACGGATTCACTCACAACGATTTGCATGGAAACAATGTAATGTATGTTCCAACAACTGAAGAGTTCCTTTTCTACAAGCACGGTGGACAAGTCTATAAGGTTCCTACGTTTGGATACTTGATTAAACTCATTGACTTTGATCGTGCAATTGTATCCTTGCGTCTCACAGGAATGAAGGAACCTAAGTTGTTCATGAGCAGTCAGTTTCAGGAAGATGAAGAGGCAGGAGGACAGTATAACATGGGACCCTTTCACAACACAGAGAGACCCTATATTAGTGCTTCATCCTCTTTTGATCTAGTTCGTTTTGCTACGTCAGTCTTCTGGGATATGTTTCCCAAAGGACCGAAGCATGAAACTTCACACCCGTTATTTGAAATTTTGCTGCAATGGATGAAACAAACAGATGGTAGTTCAGTAATGTTCCGTGAAAAGATGGACAATCACGATCGATATCATGGATTTGATTTGTATAAAGCAATTGTGAGGTATTGTGGAGATTCAGCAGTTCCTAAGAAGGAAATTGGACGTATGACACAGTATCGCGCTACACCTTCTGCAGCACAGTTAGGAGATGCATTAGTCATTGACGCTTAAAACTCAGGTTTGCCTACGAACATTTCTTGTGCTGCAGACGTAACTGTTTCTGCTGCTTCTACAATTGTTTCCGTTCCAAGAGAATATAAAACGCCTCCAGTAAGAACACCGGATCCTGCAACAATCTTACCTAAATCCATGTAATCTACTTGTTGAACCTTAGCACGGCGATCCAACACATACAACAAAGCAGCAACTATCATCACGGCACCTACAATCATTCCAAGTGTTTGGTAGTCAGTCATTTGATTTTTGAGTGTGGATTCGTTTGGGAGCGTTATACGCATTAAAGATTGAGTTCCATAGTTCCAGTGGGCTTGAGTTCGGGTTCCTCAGATTCCTTTTCATCTGGAAACAAATCTACTTTAATGTCTTCACCCAACGTAATCTTAGGTCTCTCTTCTTCCTCTTCATCATCAGTCTCAAATTCAACTGTTTCTGACTCTCCAAATGTAAGACTTGGTTTTGGCGCTTCAACTGGAGGAGTTTGAACTTTTGGTTTGGGTGGTTCAACGGATGTTTTTGCTTGGAAATATGCCTTGCTAATATCCTTCCATGGAATGAAACTGTCAATCACTTCATCTAGGCAACCTCCAAGCATCACTTCAATATCACGACGATTACGTGACTGTTGTTCAGAAGTAACATCAATTGTCTTGAACAAATATGCATTGCTCCAGCATTTGCGTGCAGCAGACTTGTAGAGTGCAAATACAAACTTAGGAAGCGATGGACGATCAAACTCAATGTTCACATGCACTTCATCCGATTGCTGAAGAGAAGCAAACGCACGAATATAACTGACAAAGACACCTAGCAATAAATCATTCATGTATTCACACTTAGACGCCTTCTCAATACGTGACACTTCAGTTTCTAAGGTCTCATCGGTCCATTGAGGAACACGTGTCAATAAATTCTGAAAGGTCTTGAGTGTTTCACTAGGTTGCTTTGAACGAATACAGGCAGTCTTTGCATTATCATAGATGCTCCAAAGACCGTCTGCAATATGAGGAATCAGTACGCGACTGAGATTTTCGCGAAGGGATTGTTTGACAAAATCAGTGCTCATTTACTTAGACGGAGTGATTAGAGGAATGACAATACGGACGCAGACATGCCAAAGTTTGTGTTGATTCTAATGGTTCGCAATGAAGAACGAATTATTCAGAGATGTATGGAATCTGTTAAAGGAATTGTGGATTCGTTCTGCGTATGTGATACAGGATCTACTGACAAAACTTGTGAGATTGTGACTGAATTTCTTAAGACACATGATGGATGCTTAACGCACGTTCCTTGGCAGAATTTTGGATATAATCGGTCCGAGAGTTTCACTAAAGCACAAACATACTTGAAGACAACCGGATGGGACTTGAAAGATACCTATGGACTTTTGTTGGATGCAGATATGATGTTTGTTCCTGGATCATTGAAGACATATCCGCTAAAAGAAATTGGATATACGATTATTCAATGTGCAGGTGCATTAGAATATCCTAATACACGCCTTGTTCGAATGGACTATCCATGGATTTGTCGTGGAGTGACTCATGAATATTGGGATGGAGTATGCTCTCACCTTCCTAAAGATCTATGTCGTATTGATGATTTCAATGATGGAGGATGCAAGTCTGATAAGTTTACGAGAGATATTGCTTTACTTGAAAAAGGATTATCTGATGAACCAACTAATGTCCGTTATATGTTCTACCTTGCACAGTCCTATCACAGTATTGGTAGATGGAAGGAGTCTATTAAATTGTATAAAAAGAGAATTGCTGCAGGAGGTTGGTTTGAAGAGATTTGGTATTCGCATTATATGATTGCAAAATGTCATCGTGAACTTGGAAACATTCCAAAATTTGAAGAGTGGATGCTCCGAGCATATGCATATCGTCCTCAACGTGCAGAGTCTTTATACGAACTCACAAAATACTTCCGTGAAAAGAGTCAACCTTACAAATCCTATCAGTATATGTTGATGGGTCAGAAAATCCCGTTGTCTACTGATAGTCTATTTATTGAAACTGAAGTCTATAATGGATTATTTGATTATGAACAGTCTATTCTTGATTACTATGTCAAATCAGACAAATCTGAAGGTGTTACATCATCTGTTAAATACTTATTAAAACTTGGACTTCATCAACCCTGTCTTATGTCCAACTTGAAGTTTTATGTTCAACCTATTCCTTCTGAACGTAAACGTCTAACATTTCCTTCACCCTTTGATGAGACTTTTTCACCTTCTGCATTATCTATCATTGCATACCCAATCGTGAATGTTCGGTATGTCAACTACAAAGTTGTGGATGGTAATTTTGTTACACCCAATGGAGTGTCTTTGTGTGAGAATGCATGTTTCAATCTAGAAACAGGAACATTAATTTCTACGATGGATGAAGCGTCTGTGAATCTACCTACAGTTGAGAGTGGAATACGAGGATTAGAAGATGTACGTGGATACTTTGATTCACAAGGAAATCAATGTTTCACTGCAACAGTCCATTCCTATGAAAAAGACATGATTCGTATCTTGCGAGGTCGTTATTCACCAACTGGAACCTATTCAGACTGTGTAGTCTTACCTTCACCAAGAAAACGTCAATGTGAAAAGAATTGGCTTCCTATTCAAGGAACAGATACATTCATCTATGATTGGAGTCCGTTGACAATTGTAGATTTGAATGGAACTATCATTCGTGAAATTCCAACTCCACCTATGTTTTCACTCTTTCGTGGATCAGCACCTCCTATTCGTATAGGAAATGTATGGTGGACGCTTGTGCATATGGTAGATTATGGTCCACCTCGTAGATACTATCATTGTTTAGTTGAATTGTCTATGGAGTTAGTTCCATTACGAGTTACTATGCCATTCGTATTTGTTTCCTCAGCAATTGAATACTGTTTATCGGTTCGCAATGTAGATTCACATCTTCACTTTTTTGCAGGAATTAATGAAACCGCATTGTCCAAATTTATAATTTCTAAATCCGAGTTTAAATGGAATGTTCTATAACCCGATAATGAGTATTGCAGTCTTAGTTCCAGTCTGTAGTCGGGCACATACGTGGACCGACTTCAAAGATTGTTTTTTAGTAAACCGATTACTTCCTAGTTTTAATGAAACAAAGGATCCAGATCAATCCTATACATTCTATTTTGGAATTGATGACGATGATGAGTTTTTTCTTAACAACCGTTCTGAACTAGAAGCGTTAGGAAAAGTTGTACTTCTTTCAGGATGTCAACATGCACCTGCATGGGCGTGGAATCAATTAGCAGAAGTTGCATATAATGATGGTCATGAATACCTCTTTCAGATCGGTGATGATGTTATGATTCAAACATCTGGATGGACCTCTAGATTTATCTCAAAATTAAAACAACATAAAAATCGTGGTGTAGTCGGTCCTAAGAATCCAGTCAATTTTGCATTGCGTGTAGGAGGAACTCAAGTCATTGAGAATGCGTTTGTACATCGTAGTCACTATACGTTATTTGAAACCTTCTTTCATCCAAGTATTCGGAACTGGCATTGTGATGAATGGTTAACTCAAATCTATCAAGGTTTCTGTTCGTATACAGATGAAGAAATATTGGTAGACAATGGATGTATTGATAAACGATATCAAATTGAATCCGTTGCTATTTCAGAACAGATTCGTGAAGGATGTGAAAAAATACGTAAGGATCTCCATGGGTGCTTTTCTTTTTGCTTATATGGACAGTATACAGATAAGTATTACCGAGGACTTGCTGAAAATATTCCATTGATTCGCGAACACTATCCAAAGTGTGATATTAAAGTCTATGCATCTCCAGAAGCGTCTCCTTTTGTTAGCAAATTAGATGTTATACTTCACACAACTTCTGAACATGATTCTCGTAATAAATCCTATCGATTCTTGCCTACATTTACGAATGACTACGAGTTCGTCTGTGTGCGTGATACGGATAGTCGTATTCATGCACGAGATCGGTGGTGTATTAATACATTTTTAGATAGTACATTTACTGCATATACTATTCGCGATCATAGTTGTCATGCATATTTAATGATGTGTGGATTATGGGGATGCAAAGGAAAATTGAATATATCTCCAGAACTTTTAATACGATTTGTAGATGTTCGACCAGATGGATATACAGTGGACGCTGATTTCTTAAATACATATGTTCATCCATTGATTCGTTCTTCCTTTCTTGTATTTTCATTCAAACCTGATGGAGTACTTGGCGATAGTACTGAAACAATAAAAATGATTGAGTATCCACTTGTGAACCAAGAGTTTTGTGGAAATGTAGTTTTGTATGGAAATAGTGTTTCTTTTCATGAATTTGTTCAAGTGTAGAGATGACGCCATGATTCATTCATGACTTTAGTCTCAATCAACAATGCACGTACATCGTCTGGTGTAATTGTCATTGGAAGTTTAATTGCCTTATAGAATGGATACGTCTTTGCAGTCTTCTCATCAGCAATCCTTAGAAGGTTGATGCGAGTAACTAATGTTTCCAATGCACGAATCAATACACGAACACCTTCTTCTTCACGTGAATACTCTGAGATCAAGAACTTCACTGCATCTTCAGTGATTGTCAAGTCTTCCTTCATGTTAATTCGTTCTAGCACTTGAGGCCATATGTATTGATGAAGAATTGCTTGCTTTTCATCACATGTGTATCCTGAGCAAGTGATGACCTGCATACGGTCCTTGAGAATTGGATGCACCTTAGTTTCATCATTGAAGGAGAACACGAAGAGACACTGACTTAGATCAAAGTCTACACCTGCAAAGTATCTATCATGGAAGTGAGAGTTTTGAGATCTATCTGTTAAGTGAATTAACATGGATATGATTTCATCACCGTGAGGTGTTGTAGAGACTTTGTCAAGTTCATCAAAGTAGAGGACTGGATTCATGCATCGCGCAGACATTATGGAATCAGCAATACGACCCCATGTTGCTCCTTCATAAGTATAGGAATGTCCTACAAAGTTTGCAGAATCGGATGCACCGCCCAATGAGAAGAACTCAAATGGACGCTTGAGAACTTCGGCAACTCCATGTCTTGCAAAGGAGGTCTTACCTACACCCATAGGTCCCTTGAGTGCAATTACATTGCCTACTGATTTAGGATTTGCAATCCATTGTGCAACAATTTGCATGATCTGTGTCTTGGCAGCATCCATTCCGTAGACTGCCTTGTTCAGTGTTGTCTGTGTATCTGTCAAGAACTTTGAACATCCTACTGGATCCTTTTCAAATGTAACTGGAAGAGGAACGACTTGTCCAAAGGGAACACGAAGGAATCCATCAACCCAAGTCTTGAGTTTGTGAACTTCTCCACTATCTGCATCCATCTCATTGAGCATGTCAATCTTGCGAATCACTGACGCCTTAAGCATGTCTGAAATAGGTAATCCTAATACTCGAAACTTGTATGGAATCTCTCCATCTGTAACGAGTTTAGCAAGACCCTTCATTTGCTCGTTGAGTTTGCGACGTTTAGATTTGGAAAGATCTTCAAAGTAGTCTTCTTCCTCTGCATTCAATCGTAATGCAGGTTCATCCGAATCCTTTTCTTTGTTTTTTCTAGAACGTGACTTTCCAAAGGTAGGCATTCCACGCTCAGGACGAACATACTTATTCATGAGATGTTCAATGAATTCTTCTTCTTCCTCTTCACTTTCATTGTCCACCTGCAATTTGATGAATGTGGAGTTTGACAGAGACTTTGGCACCCTTTGGAAGTTTGAGAGTAGATTCCTCTTCTTCTTCATCTTCATCTTCCTCTTCCTCTTCGTCTTCATCATCATCTTCGTCTTCAGTTTCGCTCATATCTGTGTCAACATAGTCAGAATCTTCATCATCGGTTTCAATGTCATCATTTTTGGTCTTGAGATTTTCATCGTCTACCCAGACGACGGGAGTATTACGCTTTCGAAGATTATACCGTTTGGGCGACATCCTTATTTGCCTACTTGGATAAAAACAAAGTAAGTTCCATTTTAATAATGGAGCAAATTCAAGATATTGTTCTTGAGCTTGAAGATGAGAACAATCGGACGATCGCCTCGGATCCAGGTATTCAAAAAAGTATGAAAATTGTGGAAGATTTTTTGAAGTCACATCCGGTCATGTGTTATGGTGGTACTGCAATCAATAACCTTCTTCCAGTAAAAGACCGTTTTTACAAACCTGAGACGGATGTTCCAGACTATGATTTTTTTAGTAAAACTCCTCAAGAGCATTCGGTCATACTTTCAAATCAATTGATTAAAAGTGGACTGAAAAATGTAGAGGTAAAACCAGGTATGCATGTGGGTACATTCAAAGTGTTTGCAGACTTTACAGCAGTTGCAGATATCACACACTTAACAGAAGATGTTTTTGAACGCTTATGGGAAGACAGTATAGTTCGTGAAGGAATTCATTATGTGAATCCTAATTTTCTTCGTATGTCCATGTATCTTGAACTTTCTCGTCCAAAAGGTGACGTATCACGTTGGGAAAAAGTCTATAAGCGTCTTCAATTATTAAACACAGCACATCCAGTCACATGTCCTAAAGATAAGGGAAAGGAACATGAAGTTTTAACTACAAAACAGAGAACTCAAATTGAGAATCTTCTTAAAAAAGAACCTGTAGTCTTGCTAGGCGTAGGTGCTTCTGAAATTCATATGGGAACCAAATGGACAACGCCTGTTGCACTTCTTGCAAACAAAGATGTCATTGAACGTCTAACTAAAGGAGAAGATCTAGTCGTAGACGAAGAGAATGAAATATTACCTAGACGCACAACTGTCTTAACAAATGGTAAGAAGCACTTTATTCGTTTCTATGAAACATCTGCATGTCATAGTTATCACACTATGAAAAACGGTATTCGTGTTGCAAGTATTCCTACAACACTTCAATTCTTTTTTGCATATCTGTATTCGGGTGGAAAATCAGAGAATCTTGCAAATATCTTATGTATTGCACAGAGACTCATTGAAATTGCAGATGAGAAGAAGAGTCTACGATTTTCAATCTTGACTCCCAAGGAGTGCCTGGGGAAGCAAGAAACATTTACGGAGATGAAACGTGAAAAGGCGAAATTGTATTCAGAGTTGTCATCTGACCG